TTCGTTTACTGAATCGGTATTCCTTTTCCAATGTGTACCCCTTTTCCTGGCACCAATATTTTAGCTGCCATGCAATCCACTGCACTTCTTTACAATCATTGCGGGCTTTAACTACTTTCTTAGGAGCGCTCAATTTTGAGCTTTCCAAGTGCTGATTTCGTGGAGCGCAAGCTGATTTTAGTACATCTGATATGGTAGGGTAATGACTCACTCCCAACTTACTTTATACATTTTTACCTGTTCAAAAGGATGAATTACGCTTGTAACCGAATACCCTAAATCCATTAATTTTTTAACACCTTCAAGATTTATATGGATACCGAATAATAGAACTTCTTCAAATCCTAATTTAGACTGTGATTCAATTCTTTCAATAGCCTTTTCATAGTTTGCTGATTGAGCTATTTTTGCATCTGATCTTGCTTCAGATGCGTATAAAGTCTTTTTTACTTTTTTATCTTCCATCTGTTTTATTTTAGTTATTTAAAAATCAAGGTCAAAAATGATAGTTCCTTTTGGTAGAATAACAGCTTCATCTTCGGCGGCTTCCCGGTCGCTTTCGTCTTCTGAATTAGCGTAACTACTTTTTGTTTCCAACCCTTCACCGGACGGATTAATTAAATCATCCTGAATCTCAGAGATAGCGTAAATTCCGCCTGCTTTTTCTTCGCCCCAAACTCTTACAGGTTGTTTTAATTTATCTGGCGTTAGGGTTAAGCAGAAGTTGTAAATGTCTTCCCATATTAAACTTTTTTCATCGCCCTTTTTGTCCATCCTGTGAGGACGAACAAGCTGTTTTGTCATTTGTAAATCTTCCATTTTTTTAAATTTTACTTGTTTTGTTTAAGAAATCTTTCAATGATTTTTGAAACCCTTTTTGACAACAAAAAAGATATTTTTGATTACCGACTTTAATTTCATCGGTTGGCTCCTTATCACATGCTTCAATTTTGCATACCTGTATAAATTTTTGTTTTGAATTTATACCATCCGGTTTCTGTAAAGAATTCTGCTTTGTCATCTGGTTTTATTTTAATTGTTATTCTTCATCCAAAATAACAACTACAGTGTCCCGCGCCAATGCTTCTTCATCGTCCGGATCTTCTATAAAATTTATCTCATCACTTCTTACTGAATTCACTAATCCATAAGCAAATTCTGTTTTTCTTTCAGCTACAAATACATCCATGTTATCTGGATATTGAGATAGCTCTTCGCGTAGTTGTTTTACTGTCATAAGATTTTTTATTTTGGTTGTTGATATTGTTCGTACTCTTCACGGGTGGATGGAACGCAATTATCGAGGTGCATACTAATTTCTTCTTCATCGTGAGTTCCGGTATTGTCTAAAACAAGTATTAGTGCATAAGGCTCGTTTTCATTCCCATAATTGTAGCCTTCATCTGGATAATTACCATAAGCAATAGGTTTAAAAACACCGCAGATGCTACATCCACTATTGACTACTTTTACATACTCCGGCAAGTCTTCAATCTTTCTTTCTTCCCACCACTCCAATTTTTTAAAAAGGTGCGGGTATTCTTGCATATAGCCGCTATTACAAAAGCCTTCTCCTTTTACCAAATATGCTGATGTTCCGATTATAATATTACCCATTTCAAATGCCTGCGAAGGATAATCAGCAATTACTTTGTAGCGCGGTTTCAAAATCTCTTCTTTACTAAGCATAATTTTTTATTTTAGATAAGTTCAAAAATGTAAATCAAATCCTTGTTCCATACTTTCTGTTCTGCTTCTTCCCATTCAAGTAGTTCTAATGCACCGTTTCGTTGAGAAAATAAAATAGGTGTACCGTCCGGTTTTTCGCCTAATGGATTCTCAAAATAAACTCCGTTGGCTTGTAAATAAGAGAAGAAAGATTCTTTGGCGGTTTTTACCCATCTATCTATAATAACGCCTTGCCAGTTGTAATTTTGAAAATGCTGATCTTGCATTAATTTTTCTACCCAATTCTGGAATTGCTCTTCTGTTATATAGGTTAGTTTGCCGACTTCTTTAATATTAAAATCAAATTTTGCCACGACTTTTGAAAATGGTTTAAAGTATGTCAAATAATTGCCAAATCTTACTTTTACATTATAAGCACCTTCCGGCATCTCTACTAACAATAATTTCTTTTTAAGATTGAGTATTTGTTGTTTCATTTGGGTTAAATTATTTTTGAGAAATAATAAGTGATTAATTCTTTTATTGTTAACCATTTATGGCAACCTTTAATGTCATACATCGTAACGCCTCCTCTCACTTCTTTTTTACAACTTTCTTCAAATTGAGCAAAGCCTGTTATTTGTTGTTTCATTGATTGTTATTTTAATAGTTCTAACCTGCTTTTTATTAACGCAGCACCTTCATAATTTTCGGTTTGAACCTGATGTTTCATTAGTTTCAATAAATCTTCTTTATTCATCAATACCACAAATTCTATTGGTATAGAAATTTCTTTTTCAGTCGTTTCCAATAAACCTAAATATTCAGAAATACCTTTATGAAACATTTTCATTTTACTTCATTTATTGGTTTAATAATTCAACTTCATACCACAAGAATCTTACGGGTTTCCCGTTTTTCATAAGGCAGTTAATCCACTTTGTTTCTCGTGGGTACTTTCTTCCCTGTTGCACTATTTCAATATTTTTGACTTCAAATATTTGCCACAGATATAAGCCCAAAGACTGTCTGGTATTCTTATCCATATTTACTATTCTTGCTCTCAAATTGGTTTAATTTCTACTTCTACTTTAATACATTTCCAGCCACGTTTTTTAAATTCTTTCCATTCAAAAAATCCTTCGTCCTCAAAACACTTTATCGACCTCTTTTTAGTTTCGGCAAGCGTTGAAAAGTCGTAAAAAGTCTTTTTAAATTCCTTTACACAGCACCAAAGTTTTTGTTTCATATTTTTTCTTTTAAAGTTTTAGAATCAATAGCAAGACCGGATTCAATTAATCCGAAAAGATCAAAATGGCGAGAAAGGAGATAACGTACATCCTCAGGAGACCACGTAGTTAATCTAATTATGTAATTCATGTCTGCTCGTTCAACTCCTTTCAAATTCCCTCTTTCACTTCTTAAACTTTTCAACTCTTCATCTGTCATATCAGAAAGTTTGCGCAGTTGAATTTGTATATCCTTTATACTCCAGTCGGTAGTTATTTTGTTTAAAACATTTGTGGTTAACTGCTCCCAAACAGTCCATGTATTTTCTTCGTAATCATAATACGTGTACCTGACTTTTGCACCTAAATAGAGGTGGATAAAATCTTTTAATTCTTTCATAATTTCTTTTTTACAGTAGTAATAACTATTTGGTTATCCGGTATGTTAAATTGTTTTTGCCAATCAAATACCTGTTTAGGGAACGGAATTAAACTTTCGCCTACTTCCAATTTTTTCCATTTGAAAAATATTTTTTTCAATAGAGAATATCTGTAGTTATCATTCGTACACTCAACTTGTATCTTGTATTTCATAATTTCTTTTTTACAGTAAACAAATTTTAGTTTTATAAATTCCAAACAGCCTTGTATCTTTTAATAAAATCTGCCGGAAAATCAGTTTTAAAACCACAGCGAGGACACACAAATTGTTCGTATTAATGCAATAAGGTGTGTACCCCTCCCTTGTCATTAAATTTTCTCTTACAATTGATGATTCCATAACTTTTAATTTTTAAAAATGTATTCTCTTAATTCCGGTTCTATTGATTCATTCATTTTACTTTCTGCGATTAATACTATTTCCCATTCACTATTTTCCATAGCCCTTTGATACTTATTCTTAAGAGATTCTGTCATCCATTTTATATAAGATTCTCTTACGTGGTAATTACTTTCAAAATCCATAAAATAATCCTTATTAGGTGGGGTTAAATCCACCGTTACCATAAAAGAACCTCTTATGTATAGTTCAAGTTTCATTCAGTATTCGCAGTCATAAAAGTTCAACCTGTTTTCAAAATCTTGTAATTCTTTCATGCTGTTTGCTACGAAATTTAACATTGCGCCATTCGGCAATAAAACAGCGAACGTCCAGCAATTATAAAAACCGTGAAGTATCAATTTTATATCAGTGTCTTCGGGTGTATTATTAATTGGATTCCTATTTTCTATTGCTTTTTCAAATAAGACGATTGCCGGTTTTTCTTTTGATTTAATCCACCCGTCGGCCAATAATTCAGTTTCCGTTATTTGAGCTTTTTTAATTTTTGCCATTTTTTTTATTTTAAGTGTTACTGATAAATTTTAAAGTATGTAATATCCTTGCCGCCTGTCTTAAAGTTTCGTTAGTAAATCTGATTCCTGTTCCCCGGCATTCCCTGACTAAATCCACCTTCAACTCTTCTGGTAAATCTTCTATCGGGGTTAAATCTTCTCTCACAAGTAATTCGTAGGTTCTCAGTAGTACTCTTTTAGGAACCGGATTTTCTATAAAAAAATCGAGCATACTTTTATTCCTGTTGTACATTCCTACAAACTTTGAAGCGAGTTCGAGATCAATCATTGTCTTAAATCTTTTCCTTTTACGTCAATAATGTTGAACATTTCTTTCATCCGGCTTCTTACCCTGAATCCGTACTTTTCCTGAATTTGATCAAAATTGCAATTAGTGGAAATTATCAATCTTGAAAAATCTGTACTGTTCAGATAATAGCTTTCTAAAAACTCTTTAAACCAATTAATTTTACTTCCGTAATGATTCACGGTTTCTTCGCTACCCACGTCGTCCAGATAGATTACTTTCCCTTTAGCCTGGAATCCACCGTATTCTCTCACTTCATCTGAAATATCAATCATAGAATAAATTGAGATTGGTTTTATTTTGTTATCCTTTACGCAATTCACCAGGTAGGTTTTTCCTATTCCCGAAATTCCCCGAATCAGCAAACCTTTTTTAAGTGAAAAGTTTAATTCTGTTTCAAAGCGCGGATCTTCTGAAAGAAAAAAACAAATAGTTTTTATTAGCGGTTTATTAAACTCATTTTGGATTAATTTTTTGCCATAATTCCGGCTGGCGCAAGACATAACTTTAAAAAAATAACTTGCGTCACATTCTTTTTTTAGTTGCTCGTAATCGAGTTTTTCTTGCTCTTCCAGCTGTTTTAATTTTTCCTTAATCTCAATGCCAGCGTGTTTATTTTCGTTAGCCACCCTTAGAATTTCCTCTACATCAATTTCTTTTTCCCAATCAATTGATTTTACTTTTAGTTCAATATTTTCAGCACTTTCTTTTTTATCCCACAGTTTCCAAACGAAATGTTTTTTAGCAGTTTCTATGGCGTGGCTTACAGCTTGCTCTTTTTCTTCAGGGGTAAGAATCATTTCTTTTTCTTCAGGGATTATCGAAGTCCATTTCTTGCCCAACCTTTTGAGGGTGCTTTTTAGTAAGGTTTCCATTTTTTGCTTGTATGATTGATTGAAAATATTTTTCTATTTGGGTTAGTGAGTACCTGGAAAAATGTTTATCTGAAGCGACGAAAGAAACTAATTCTCCCCATCGGAGTTTGATTGCATACTGTTCGTCCTTGTTAGTAAAAATCGTTTGCTCCTTAAATCCGAGAATTTTCCCGAAATGAACCGAAATTTTTCTAAGCGATTGAAAATCTTTAATTTGATCTTCTGGATAACCTTCGTTTTTTTCGAGAAACATTTTCGACATGGCAGGGATTAAATTTTCGATTCGCGCGCTTTCTTTTTCTTTTTCTTGTTCTTTTTCTTGTTCCATTTCCTTAGCCCCTTGTAAGGGGCTTGTAAGGGGCTTTAATGAAAAATCCGAATTTATTAAATCATATTTTTTAAGAACAGAAATAACATTTAAGTGCGCCCGGTTTTTTTCTGAAAGTTTCCCATATTGGAACAAGATAAAAGAAGGAATAAACCATTTTTTACCGCCGTCAATTTTTACGATTCTAATTTCATCATCATTAAAAAGGGTTAGCGCTCCAGCCTGTGTAATAGGCATATCTTTTCCTACATAAGTTTGTGCAATCTCAAAATCTACAATCCATATTCCGGCGTGGTCGCAATCGTGATAAAGGAAATCCCAAAGTAATTTGTAAGCTCCAGGTAAATTTCTCATAAATGGTTTTTTATACTTATTGGTGTCAGTGAATCTCTTAGGCATAATTCAGTTTGTTTTAAGTCTTTCATTGGAATATAAAATCAGTTAAAAACTATATCATAGATTTAGCTTTATCCATTAAAGCCAGCATATCCTTCATATTGTTATACTCAATACATACAACAGCCTGTATACCTTCATCGTCTATTATGTCAACTGATATAAACACGCTGCCGTCGTTATTTAGGAAAACAGTTTCAACAAGTATCCTATCGTTTGGTCTTAGATATTTCTGAGACAATATTGGAGCACCTATACTTTTGTGGTATTCAACAACCTTATGGCAATGTTTACAAAGTGTTTTTAATTTATCAACAGGAGCTTCCCAAGGGTCGCCGGAATATTCTTCGTGATGAACATGTAATTCAGTTTCTTTATCACCGCAAAGGGTACATTTAAAATTATCTCTGTTTAAAATTTCGAGCCGTTTTTTTTGCCATCTTGGGTCAAGCAGTTTTTCTGCATAGGTTTTTTTCATTTTTTTTTCAGTTATTATTGGATAAAATCTAATCTCTTAATTCGTGTTACATAAGCGGGTTATTTTAGTGCGCGATCTTTCATTTCCCGGATCAATCTTAAAATTTCATTTGCGGTTTGAACATCTATTTTGTAGTCCACTGCAGAAACTTTTATAAAGTCTTCCATGAATTCTACATCATTAATAAGCTGCATTAATTTTTGTTCGTTCATTATTTTTATTTTTTTAATAATCCCCTCCATCGTAATCCATTTTTGTCTCTATATATTCGGCAGTAGCATCACTATCAACAGATTTATTATCCATGCGTGCCATATATCTATTGTTATTTTCATCTTTTGCATAAACGGTGACACCTGAGCCAACAAACATGAATAATGTTTTGGGCGCTTTCTTCATTACCCTTTTGAAACTTTTAAGCCAGTCGGTTTCTTCTTTTGTAAATTCTCTATACATTTTCAATTAATTTTAATTCTTTTATCGGAACGATTGATGCGTGTTTATTTCCCTTAAATAAAACCTTAGCGTGACTACCGGAAACATATCTTACACTCTTAACTTTGCCGGTTATTTCCTGTACAATTCCGGTTTTAGTTATGTAGGTAAAAGACTTTCTATTTAAATGGTGTTTATAAGTCCATTCTACTGTTGCTCCGCTTTTTAAGTGTATCATGTTCTTTAAAATAATTCAGTTTGTAATATTTTTTTCGAGTGAATTCCTTTAAAGCAGTTAAGAATATGTAAGCCGGTTTCAGGATGTACACAGTTTCTATAAATCTGATCTTTCCTGGAGTTTATTTTATATTTTGATAAATCAAAACCATATAGCTTACTCCATTCATCTCTTGTTCCTCTATTTATGTCAGCTTCTTTTATCTCCGTATTAAAGATTCTAAAGTTGCTCCAAAATAAGTGTCGTCCCATTTCTTTTGTCGGTTTTATTAAAGGTTCATAAAATGGATTTACATTTTCCACTACATACCCCCCCCGAAATAATGTTTGAGAAATATAATTTCCTGATACAACTTCATGTCAGGGTATTTCTTTTCTACTTTTCTATTATTTTTAAAACCCCACATTCTTGCCCTGCTATGGGTTTGACAAGGCGGAGAAGTCCATATAAAATCAAATTCTTCGTAATGGTCTAACAGGTATTGATGGGCATCGGCTACAATCACATTATCATCAGGGAAGTAATCTTTATAAACCGCTGCAATGTCTTCCCTGTATTCAACCGCCGTCACTTGTACCTCTTCCCAAAGTTTCCGGTTTCCTCCGATGCCGGCATACAGGTTTAATACTTTGAATTTTTTCATTTTTATTCAGTAAACAATTAGTTATTACGCTATTTTTAAATATTCATCCACATTAAAAAATCCTTCTTTCACTGATTCTTTTTTCTTCCGGTTATAAGGGTATTTAGCCAGATTTTCTTCTCTTTTGAACTTCTGTATAAAGAATCTCGTCGTTCCTAAAATACTGGCCATTTGAGGTTCAGTTAATTTTAAATAGTTGTTGCGGATGAAGTTCTTTTCGTGGTCGGTTAATTGTCTCATAATTTTTTTAATTCAGTTATAATTATTATGCTGTGTAATTCTATTTACAGACTTTTCTTATAAACTCAATTGGATTTTTGCAGTTAAATTTTTTAGACAAACTAAAAATTGCGAAGGCTCTATTTGTTCCGTTGGTCAGATCTAATTCGTTTTCTATAGCTTGAAAAATTCCAAATTGCCTACATTGCTTTAGTGTGATTACTCCTGCGTCTAATTGGGATGGGCAAACCTGTCGTAACCAAAAATCAAGAGGGCAATTACTTTTTTCATTATAAGGTGCAATAACTTCATTAAAGTATTTATTGACAGGTGCGAAGTCTGTAGTTTCAATTATAAAATAGTTATTTTTATCCCACTCGTAGCCACTTTTAAAAGGTAATGATTTTTTTAAATCAGGGAAGTGCTTAACAACTTCTTCTGAGCATAGGTAATATTCAATTTCTGTTTTCATTTTTATATTGGTTTAAATATTTCGTTTTATTTTTTAATGCTTCATAAAACACAACCAAATTGTTTTTCCAGATTTCGCAGTTCTATGACCAAACAGCGGTTTATGATTTGTCAGCTGTAATACTTCGCTAACTTTTATTTGCGCCTCGTTCCATTTAAATATTAAAATTCCAAACGGTTCTAAAACCCGGAAACATTCTGAAAAACCCTGCTCAATATCTTTATGCCAATCAAAAGATAAAACACCGTACTTCTTAGCCATCCATGTGTTATGGCCTAATTTTTTCATATGAGGCGGGTCGAAAACAACTACTTTAAATTTATTGTCTTCAAAAGGCATATTCCTAAAATCAACTTCTAAATCAGGTTTGATTTCAAGGCTTCTTCCATCACACAAAACGTGGCTTTCTATTCTTTTATCTGTAAATAAAACATCCGGGTTATTTTTATCAAACCAGAACATTCTACTTCCACAGCAGGCATCAAGAATTAAGGGTACTTCAGGCATTGGTTATAAATATTTTTTGCTTCAAATTCTTGTTTAAACTTTCCTCACTTATTTCACTTTCCTTTCAATAAGTTGTAGATCAATTACCATATCTTTTAAATAAAGATCATCGGTATAAAACGCTCTCATGTTTTCAAAACTTTTATCAACAAATGCGCGTAAATTTTTTATACCGCTTATATAGATTTCGGGTATTGATCTATCTTTAAAAAACTTCCCAAGCCTCGCAGCTTCATCAATTATTTCCTGCCTGTTTTTGAAAGGGAACAATGATTCAGTTATTTCCGTTTCTGAGCTCCTCAAATCTTCGTCGCTTATCTCATCAATGACCACTACATCCTGGTCAACTACAACCACTTCTTTTGGCTGCAAAACGATTTTATTGAGCGTTGATAGCGATAGCATTTTTTAAGTTTTTAATTCCAAAATCTTTTCTGAACCATCTTAATGTATAGTCCTGCTTTGCAATCACTCTTTCATATATCTTTTCTTCTATTCCTCTTTCTGAAAAAATCCAATACAGCATACATTCCTCCTCTCTGTCTTTTGACTGTATGCGTGCTTTTGCCTGTTGGTAGCTTACAGAAGAAAAGTCAATGTTGTACATCACAAGTGCATCGGCTGTGGAAAGGTTAATTCCTTCTCTGCCGCTTTGAATTTGCGAGCAAAAAACTTTATGTTTTGAATGATTAAACTCCTCTGGTGAAAGTGTGATCTGTTCGCCAAACACTTTTAAGAGCGCTGTAAACTCCGCTTTGAATTTGTAGAATATAGCAATCTTTTCTCCTGTGAAATAGGTTTTTATAAAGTCTGCTTTATATGTATCAAAAATTATTGAAGCGCCACTTTCAGCGATAACCGTTCCGGAATAAATTTGATGCAGCTTTTGCATCAACTTCACTTCTGTATCGGCAATTATTTCCTGTCCATCTTTGCCAATATGCACACGCGTTTTTTTTATTTTATCTGCAAGGGCATAGGTGCTGTTTTTCATCTCAACTTTTAAAACCTGCTCTTTTACAGCCTGCGTAAATCCTGCATCTTTTTGAGTGTAAGACAGAAACAAGTGCTTTATTTTTTCGTTAATCAAAAATTCGTTTGCGTAGCTGTAATCATTTAACTGGCGGTTAAAAACATATTTTGTCTTCTTATACACATAGCCAGCATTTGCCCAAGCGTAAAAGTTTTTATGATCAGCAAAAGGAGAGAAAGAGGAAACGTGTAATTGATGAAAAATTTGAGAAAAAGATTCAGGCGTAGGTGTTCCGGAAAGAAATATCACAGGTAGTCCTTGCGCAATATTTTTTAATAATTTTGTTCTTTCTGCAATCACAGGAAATTGTCCTAAACAATGCGCTTCGTCACAAATTATCAGATCAAAATTTTCTTCCTGAAAGTTTTGCAGTTGCTCATAGTTAGTAACCACTATTTGAAAAGAAGGTTTAAAATCCTGGTAGTCATTCTTAATTGATCTGATTGCTTTTTTCTTTGTAAGAAAAATTACTTTTTTTGCGCCATAAAGTTGTGCTGCATGAAAAGAGGTAATTGTCTTGCCTGTTCTAACCTCCATCGACAGGTAGGCGATCTTATGTTCTTTTAAAAGTACAGCCGCCGAAACGGCTATACTTAATTGGTAGTCTCTTAGTGTCATACTACGGCCTCCTCTTGCTCCTGGTTAAATAAATTCCATTCTTCACTTGTCATTTTTTCGATAATCTTTTGATTGTTATCTTTTCTGATTATCGTTTTCTTCCCCTGCTCTGGTTTGTGATATTTAATCTCACACTCAACTTCACGTATTTCATAGCCGCTTGCAACCTTATTTGAGAGAGAATTCAAATCAGACTGAATAGAATCAAGTCTTGATTTAAACTGACTGCTTACGCTTTTCTTTTCATCGCTTACCGTCTGGAATTGTTGCGTTTTATTTGCCAAGTCCATTGACAGGTCATGAATTTCAGGTGCAGTAAAATCATAGCGAAGCCACCTTTTTTCTGAATTGTTTAACACTTCCATTTTTATTTTGGTTTAAAGATTAAAAAGGCATTTCATCTTCTGTTTCTTCGCCGGCCATTGCAGGTTCAGGGGTAGCTGTTTTTGAAAGTTTTGGGAAAATATCGTTTACTACCATTCTTTCAAGAAAGCTCATTAAATCGCTATCATCCCATTGAAGCTTGCCTTTTACTTTTATTTGCACCATTTGAGGCAAACCATTTGGATTTTCTTTTGTGTAAAAATGCTTCAAGGCCTTGCCGTCCTGGTTTAAAAAAAGTGTTACTTTCTTTTTGTCGCCTTCAATTTTCATTGATGGAGAAAAGCGCACCCTCTTTGTCAGGTCAACATTTGGCAGCGTCTTTAAAAATGCTGAAGCATAGCCGCCGGAATAATTCATTTGGAGAATATACTTCTCTTCTCCATCCTGAATTGACACGTTCCAAAATCTACCGAAAGAAGGATGGTCATGCGTTTTGATGTCGGTAATAATACCGCTCACGCCATCATAAATTTCTTCGTGGATCACGTTACCATTTTTCAGCGTCCGTGATTGTGAAATGTCAGTGGGTTGCTTTACCCGCTTTGTAATTTTGCCGTCACCGATTGATAGGTAAACAGCGTTGTTGTTTTTTTCTAACATAAAATTTTAAAATTTAAATTGTGTTGATATATTGTTTCTAATTTGATATACGAGTGTGGAATAAGGAATTCTTGTTTTTATTGAAGCGTCCTTAATTGTATTAAATATCTCTCCTGTTATTTTATCAATTATTTTTTTTGATTTGAAGTGCTTGCCCCCAGAGGGAGGTGTTCTTAAACCTGTTATTAATGCGTGTTTTTGATTTTCTGAAATGGTGCACCATTCCAAATTTTCGACAACATTGTTATGTTTATTACCATCGATATGGTTTATAAAATTCTTGCCGTAAACCTTTGGCAGAAAATGAAGTGCAACAAGCCTGTGAATTTTAATTGTAGTAATTGTGCCGTTTTTTCGCAGGTTTACGTGCTTATAACCATTTGAACTTTTACCAGGAGATAAAACCTTGCCTTTATTGTTTTTTACGCTCCCGTCTGGAGATATAAAATACAAGCCCTCAAAACCTTCGATGTCTTTATAAGCCATTTTGTTTTTAATTTAATTGTTAATGAAAATTATTATTGAGTGACTAATTGTGGTTTGGTAATGAGGTTATAAATTTGCCTTGTCAGGTCAATATCATATTGAGCTTCATGCAATCTGGTTTCATCTATTTCTATTCCTAAATGTTTGGCTACAGTTTTAAGTTTGAAATCTGTCATTGTATGGCGGTTCTGGATAAGATGTTGTGACGCTAATACGAATACATCAATAGGACTACTCCAGAACCATGAGCCGAAATAGTTATCATTGTTTTGAACGAAGAAGGCGCGGAAAAAAGCGTTATCAAAAGAAGCGTTATTGTATCCGACAAGGAAAAACTTATCTGATTTATCGTACCTGTCAACATATTTGGAAAGCAGATTAATTATTTGACAATAGACCTTTTCAAAATCTTCATACCCTTCTAAATCATTTCGTGAAATACCTGCCACAGCCAATGCTTCATCTTCAATTAGTGCCTGTTTAAATGGCTTCACGTTGAAATTAAAACGCTCTTTTATTTCTCCATCTATTTCAATGGCACCACTTATTTGATGAATTCCATTTTTCCAATATTTAACGCCTGTGGTTTCAAGATCAAAAAAGAATAGTTTCATTTTTATTTACAGTTATTGAGTGACTAATTTTATTAAAAAGGAAGGGAGTTATAATATTGCTATAATGAAGCAAGACGTTATAACAATTTAAATTATAACTACCCCACCTGAGTGACTAATTTGTGTTTCAGTTGATAAGACAATTGCCGCGGCATCGCTCCTTCATTTTCCGCAAGCCAAAGTTTGTGCGTAGCTTGAAAAAGGTTCCACTCTTTATCCAGGTTATCTTTAATAATTAACTGCCATCCCTTACCCTGCATAGTGCCAGCTTTGCCGTCAGTTTTTGTTTTTGCATTAAGCCAAAGGATTGCCGTTTTCTGAATTGGGTTATAGCCGTATTCTTCGGTCAAAAGTTTTTCGTACGCTGCCAGTTGAAGCCAGTATGATGGCCATATTGAGCCGCTTGTTTTGATGTCGATCAAATATTTTTCACCATTCATTTCTATTACCCTGTCAAGCGTTCCTGCGAAGCCTAATTTTGCAGAAGCAAGCGATAGTTCTGAATGAATAACCTCAAAAGGAAACCTTTCTCTGAATTCGATGTAGCGCTCGAACATAGCCCATTCACTCATTTTAAAGTTTACGTTCTCATCACCATATAAACATATTTCTTCACCGGCATCATAGCGCTCTGTAAGGTTATGAACAACTGAGCCGCGGTTGCCTGCTTCATCTCTTATGGTATCTGAATCTTCGCCGTTTTTCTTTAGCCACTCGTAAAAGGCTGCGCCTTTCGGATACGCCTCTAATACGGTAGTTACGCTTGGCACTGGCACGCCGGCATTATCAAAATAAAACCTGTTATCCAGGAATGTTATCCTATTTTGCGATAGATCTATTTTGAAGTTTTTAGATCCGATTTTTGTAATTAGTTCCATTTGTATCTTTGCTTTTTAGGTTCTTTAATTGGCTTGTTTCCAGCAAGCCTTTTTTAATTTATATTCAGTTGTCTTACTAATCCGGTTCTTGGCTTAGGATTCAAGACCTGTTCGTACTAGACTTTTGGTTTGGGTTTGAAGATTTTTATTTTCATATTTTGATTTTATCGCTTCAATGAAATCCGATTCGGTTAAAACATATTCTTGTCCTGAACCGTGTTGCATTGGGTAGTCATTACTATAGCTAACAGCCCATTTTCCTTTCTTTGTAATCCTGACTGAATAATCATCTCCATTTGAATATTTATTTTCCTTAAACCATTTAATTAATTTAGCTTCAATTCTTTTTGTTTGATGAAGCAAAAATTCAGTTCTTGGTATAGTAAACTTTCCGCAATCGGTATCGTATTCCATTGATTGTTATTTTGAATATCTTTCAATTAAATCTTTTGCTAATTCAGGAATAAAAGGGGCTATGTTTTTGGCATAAGTGAGAACCGCTTTTCTGCACGCTTCAATATGATTTTTGTCGCTTCCTTTTTCGTCCAATCGTAATACAAAATACTCCGCGTTGTCGTCACATGGTATTACCCTATATGGGTTTTCTGAATCCCCTAATTTTACTCCCATGATTTCAATTTCGTTAGGTACTATTTTTTGGATATAGTACCGTTGGTGCAATCCTTTGGGGTTTTCTTTATGTGTTGGAATTATTTTCATTTTATTTTCTTTAAAGAACTTATTCTGATTCTATTTTACTCAAACATTCATTAATCACTCCATCCCCGTAATCCACCCTTGCCCAATACTTTTTCAATTCAATATCTTTTTTAACTTCCAGGTCAGCACTTAATTTTACATATACCGCACTTCCCACAATTATTGCCACAACAGGAATTAGTAAGTATATCATAGCGAGTTAATTTATTAGGATTTATTCATCCGTTTTTTCAGGTTCAGAAAAAAGAATTTTAATACTATCCAATTTAGAAAGAGGAATATATGTGGTGTCAACATTGTTTAAATAACCTCCATAGTTAGAAGGATGGTGGATATTTAATTTAACGTAGATGCCATTGCTATCTCTACCCATTTCTTTAATTCCAGCTACTTTAAAAACAGTATCACGCCTCAGTAGAACATCTCCTTTTTTGTATGGCACGAATTCGATAAAAGAGTTTACTAAATCATTTAAAGTAGCTTCTGTAACCCTTTTCGCATGTTCAAGATTTTCAATTTCCTGGATATAGTGAGCAACACTGTTTAATCTTGTTTCTAATAATTTTTTATTCATTTTCAGTTAATTTATCAGTCTATCAATAGTTATATCATCATCTTCATCTTTTATAACCGTTGCGGCTATGACCATTACCACAGCGACTATAATTATTATGATCATCAGTATTAAAAATCCTTTCATTTTGCAGTTGCTTTAATTCGTTTTTTAAAAATTTTTCTTGTGTTTCAGAGATCGGTTTTTCAAGTAGTTTGGAATAATGTTCTATCTGGAATTTCTTAAGATCGGATGGTGTGATTACGTGCATTTATTTTAGGATGACCAGTGTAAAAAATATTTTTCTATATCGGGTTGGCTTAACACATATTCTATTGTTTCCTTAACAATCTTTAATGCAGTTATATACCAGCTATTTTGACCTTCTGTGATAACATAAGTGCACTGCTGTTTCTTTAACCAGGATTTCGTTCCAGGTATAAGCCCGAATACTTTTAGCGGCTCTGATAAATTGAATTCGCCGTTTATGTTTCCGTAATTACAATCATGATTTTTAGAAAGTTCAGCCGCGAAGACATTTAATGCGTCCTTTTCGGATTCACATTTCGGTTGGCCTAATATGTTGTGGGAAACAGAAAAGCATCTATAATTTCCTGCATTTTCAAGTAAGCGAATTGATTCGTTACATTTATTTAGCGCAAGTTTCCATTTTGGCTGAAAGCAATATTCATCGCCTGCATCAAAAATATCGTTCAAGTCAGGCACGCTAAGGTTTCGTAAAATATTGTTTATTCCACCTCCGTTATATGAGCTTCTAAAATATCCGACCTTAAAATAGTGATCCTTGTCAATGGCAGAATCACACTCAATTTTTACTTTATTTTTATCATCTTCGCCATATTCTCCAAGTTCCATTTCGATGGCTAATTCTTTATTTTTTCTACGAACCTCATCTTTCTTTTCCTGTGACATGGTTTCATAGCCTCCTGCATCATTCCAGTTTTTTTCTGAAATAACTTCATATTCTTTTTCGAGCCTGTCTGTTTCAGACTTATTTTCGTATTTATACAGAAAAACATCTAATCCCATATTTTTGATTTTAGTTTTGTCTCGAAAGTGTTGGAATATTATTTAATTCGGTTTCGAGTTCTTTTAATCTGGAACGGTCTCTCATATCTTCCTGAGCTAATTTTTGCCATCTGTATTCAGCAGAATTTGCTTTTCTTGTATGCTCATTAAATTCTTCTTTCAGTTTATCTAAAGATTCTGCACGCTGTTTAATTACACGGGATAATAAATTGTAGCGGTCTGTTAAGTTGCTCATTTGTCTTTATTTTGATTGTCCTTCGATATTCCAATTCATAAATTCATCTTCATATATATCTTCAATCCATCCGTCATATGGTAGTTGATATCTTTTTATTAAAGACAATGCAACATCTTTAATAACAGCCCTTAGCAGGTTTGATTTATCAGCGGGTATACCATAAAAATCTATTGCGTATTGTATTTTTTCACCGGGCGTATTAACCTCGTCTGGATATAATGTAGTTTGCATTATTTTGCGTTTAGTATTAAAAAAGAGATTGCATTTTCTATCGAGTACCCTTTGTTGTAGAGTTTTTTACAGAGTTTTTCTGAAAGTTTATAATCACTATTTATAAACCTTAGTTTTAAACCTACCTCCTTTGAAAACTCTTCGTAAGAAATTATTTTACCATCTTTCAATTGACCGTATGTACTCATTTTGTTTACTTTGGGGAGTTACTTATTTGGTTTTTCAATAATTCACATTCTGCCAGTGATCTTCAAATTGGCGCTGTTCTTCTGAATCATCATAATCCTCCAATTTATAGTCGATATGATCTTTGATTTCATTGAGGGTTTCAAATGCGTCATCTGACCCTGGGTAAAAAAAGAAGCCGTCCAGTTCTGTAATTGACCAGCCTTTGTATCTGGTTACAATATTTTCCATTAAATTTGCCATGTTATGTATTTTAAGTTTTATTGAGCCTTGTTGACGCAAGGCTTTTTTTATTTTGTTGCGTGATCATTTAAGTAATTATCAATTTCTTTTTTCAGATACTTAATCTTTCTCCCGGTTGCAGTACTGTAAGTAAATACTCCGCGACTCCTTTTTTTTCTTAAACTACTTTTACCCAAACCGGTTAAGCTCATTACATCTTCTTCGCTAATCCATTTGTGAGGGGTTTTATTACTCTTTGCTTCTTTTACAAAAGCTTCAATAGTATTAATCCGGTTCATTAGCTGCCTGAACTCTTTTCTATCTATAGTTAATGATTCTGACATTATTTAATGAGTTTCTTGCAGTTGTGAAATTTGTGTATTAATATTGTCTTCTTTTTCTGTTACCACTTCAAGAAGATTTTTCTGATTTATTTTTAAGTAATCAGATAAATGTTTCAATACCGTAACCTGTGTTAACTTGACACTATTATTATCGTTCAACACTTTCCGCATAGAAAGAATTGTGTGGCCGGTAAGTGATGCTATCTGACCATAAAGAATTGGGTCTTTTTTTATTTCATCCACTATATCCTTTTTCAAAGCAAATCGTTCCATTATCTTAATCTTTTGTATTATTGTGTTGAATTGTTTTGTTGTACAAATATATGTCGTAAAAGAGATAAAAAGAGACATAAAATATCTCTTTAACAATATTTTAACATTGCCTAAATATGGATTACAAAAAAGAGTTACAAAAACTAATTGATGCTTTGGATGCTAAAGGCGTAACCAGGGAGAAAGTAGAAAAAGATCTTCGTTATAGTGAAAATTATATAGACAAAGTTCTATCCAAAGGCGGGAATTCGCGAGCATATAATAAGATAAAAACCTATCTTGAGGAAAAGCAATACGCATTACCAAAAGATGGTTTAGCAGAAGATCGGGCAACAATACAGGTGCTTATTATGGAAGTAGCAAAATTGAAATCTAGAATTTATGGGATTTCAGTAGAAGATGCAATCGAAGAGCTCCGTCAAAATAGTAAGCTTGCTTTGAAAAACTAATTTCTTTTTTTGAAAATTTAATTTTTTTAGATTCCTTTTTTTTGTTTTTCTTTCTCATGATTCGGTAATATTAGAAATGGCAAAGTACAAAGAAAAACTAATAATGTTAGCAAGTTTTTCCTAAATACTTTAGTTAATAAAAAGTTCGGTTAGCGAAAATAAAAAGACGTGGGACATTCAGAAGCGGTAACGAAGGTTCGCAAAAACCCTTTCCCCAACAACTAAAGCCCACGCCTTAGACGTGAGCGATAAGCTATTTCGGGGAATTTTAAAATTTGCGATTTACGTTACCCTAAAGCCTTCGCTTAAATATTTTACAGGGCGTAAAATAGAAATAAAATTTGTATTAAAAAATAAAAAGCAAAAGAATACTTTTAATCCTATAAAATGAGAGCAATAATTTTAGAATTGTTTTAGTAAAATACTCACATTCTCTTGTAAAGCAATACGGTAAAGAATTCCAGAAACATGGTCGAATCCGCTCGGGACCTCCTATAAATGTACTGAAAACTACTGAAAGCCGCGTAAAATGCGGCTTTTCGCTTTAAATCAAGAAGGAATAAGTGATAATAAGTGATACTATTTTACTACATTTGTTTTAGATAAGTTTTAGAAATGGATAAATATACCATCCGACTGACATTATGGAAGCACAACGCAAACGCAAAAGGGCTTTTCCCTATATATTTGAAGATTACTGTAAACAGGAAAACATCTTATAAGTCCACAGGGTATTTTGCGAATAAAAAAGACTGGGATGACAAGAACGAAAAACTAAAATCAAATCATCCTAATTATACTTCAATAAACGCTAAACTTTCTATTTTAAAAAATGATTGGGAAAAACAAATTATTTCAACCCAGTTAAAAGGATTGCAAATTTCTGCAGCCTCTATAAAAAAATCTTTCGGCAAAGATCTTACTAATATTTTTGAGTATGTTGACGATCTGATAATTAATCAAAAAGGCAAAAAATCAGACAATACCCTTGAAAACTACCGGAAGCATTTATTAAAACTTGAGCTGTTCAATAACGGACGCGTATTAAGGTTTGATGAGATCGATGTAAGTTTTCTTGGGCGTTATGAAAGATGGTTACGGGAAAATATCAACTTTAGAAAAGAAGGTGATCAAAAAAACTACATTCACGCGATTTGGAAAACATTAAAGACTTGGTTCAATGCCGCAAAAAAGCAAGGGCTAATTTCGTGCTATCCATTTGACTTTTACGAAAATCCTACCTATGTAGCTCCAGACAAAGACCATTTAAATAAAAATGAATTAAAGTTAATGGAAGATTTTGCTGACACAACCCCGGATCCAGTTTTGAAAGAATGTGCAATATATTTTTTATTTGGCTGCTATTCAGGATTAAGAATTTCAGACTGGTATAGGTTTAGCTTTAAAGAGCACGTAAAAGAAAATAAAATCAGAATCCGGCCCGCAAAAACAAAAAACAAGTGGGTAGAAATGATCATCAGTAAACCACTAGAAAGGAATTTTAAAAGAATGAAATCCGCCCCTCTTACACTCAAAGAACCGACAATAAATGAAAAATTAAAGATCATTGCGAAGAAAGCAAAAATAAAAAAGTATCTTACCTCACACAGTGCGCGAGGATCCTTCGCAGTAACTATCTGCTTAGGAAATAAAATAAGTAGTGAAACGGCGGCGGAACTTATGGGAATTACTCTTGAGACCTTTGTAAAAAATTATAGCGAAGTAACACAGGAAAAGATTGACAGTGAAACCAGGGATGCATGGAAAATGTTATTATGACGGAAATAATCGGTAATCTTAACTTTGTATTATGCCCCACTATCGCCTGACAATAAAGCTGGAAAATAAAGAAGTAAAGGAGTACATCATAGAAGATGAACGAAAGCAAATAGATTTTGTTTACCTGGATTACCGCAAAAGAGTTTACGATAAAAATGGCGCCGGAAGGGTGATTTATTTTGACCTGGTAATGCTGGCTGAAGAAAGTTTAAATCACCTGGAAGATCGAAGAGAAGTCTTCAATGAAGAGAATAATTTCCGGGTGCCTGAGATGACTGATAAAAAATTTAAAAGAAATCCACCCACGCCAAAAATGACACTTGGCGAAAGGGCGAAATTGAAGAAATAAGTTTATCGTGGTATCTTTTCACCCATTGTCAGGATGTGAAGCCCATTGATTAAAAGCGAAAATGACGCCTTTTTTGCTTAAGTTAATTTCAATTTCTTCTACATCGTCTCTGGTACTATTTTCTTTATTCGTGTTGTCGGCTTTTAAAGCATCTTTTTTATTTGAAAAATATTCATAGCCTTTATGTTCAGCAAATTGATCTCGGTAAGATACCCTGTATAATTTCATAATTTTTTATTTTATAATTCCTTAGCCGGTTGCCCGGCGTTGGTTTGATTAAAAAGAGAGTTTATAAATGTAATGATTATTGATAGATGTTTTGAATTTTAGATAATATTTCTGCTTTCTTTTTTGCCATCTCTTTTGTATAGGCAAAGAATTCTTTGTTTGATGCGAAATCTGTTAAAGGTTTGCGTGTGTTGCGCAGTGCATTCATTTCATCAATTAAGATTTGAGATTCAGCGACAGATTTAGATACATCCCAGGCTTTTTTCATGATTTTTTATTTTTGGTTGATTTATAATTATTCCCCTTTCCACTCATTTACTACCCTTTCGCGTTCTTGGCTAATTTTTGCCCACTCTTCTAATATTGTTCTGCGTTCTTCTTTTGTAGTTTTCATATCTGCAAAAGTGTTAAGATCATTTTGCTGTTGATTAAGACTTTTTAATTCGCTTATTGTTTTTTCAATTGTGTTCATGCTGTTTGCTTTTGTTACACAAATGTACATCAAAATGAAATACAAAACAAATTTATTTCAATCTTTTTAAAACTTTAACATTTAGCGAGTTAAATAATTATTTGTACTTTAAAATAAAATACATTATCTTCGTATCATGCCTATCAGAAAAAAAGCTAAAACAATTCGCATGGCACCCGATACAGATCAGCTGCTAAAAAAGTTATGCGAGAAATTAAACGATTCTGAATCGAATGTGATCAGAAAGGCGCTGGAAGACCTGGGTAAGAAAGAAAAGGTTAAAATCCAATAAGAATAAGGTAATATACAATCACTTTTGCACACAATGTTAATAAATTTAGCAAAGAAAAAGTGAATTGCTATGTATATTAGCTAAACTTTTCTAATGAGCGCAAAACTATTTCATGCTAATATCAGAATATTGAGAAGGCAAGCCAAACTATCGCAAAAACAATTCTCTGAAAAGATCGGCGTAGAATTAAAGCGATACGCCAAATGGGAAGAAGGAAGATCGCAGCCCGACATTGATAATATCGAAGCTATTGCCCAGTCTCACAATATTCCTCTCGATGTACTTTTTAATTTAGACTTTGCCAGATTTACAAGCTAATATATTTAGCACGTTTCTACTAAAATCGTTACTAATTTTGTTATAATGAAATTAACTGCCAAACAGGAAAAGTTTTGCAATGAGTACTTAATTGATCTGAATGCTACACAGGCAGCAATCAGGGCCGGTTATTCACCTAAGACGGCACAGGTAATCGGAGCCGAAAACCTTACAAAACCTATTATTTCCGGATATATTCAAGAGCAACGGCACAAATCAGCCGAGAAAGCAGAAATTTCACGTGAAAAAGTCATTAACGAATATGCAAAACTTGCTTTTTTCGACATAAGAAAAATACTAACCGTCGATGGAGGATTGAAAGACACAACAGAATGGGATGACGATAGCGCCGCCGCAATAGCCGGACTTGAAAGCTATGATGAAAAAGAACCCGATTCAGGAATGGTACTTGGAACCGTTAGGAAAATAAAGGTCTCAGACAAACGCGCAGCCCTGGATAGTCTTTGCAAAGTCTTAGGTTATAATGCTCCCGAAAAGTCAGAAATGAAAATAAATAATTCTCCTTTCAATGATTCACAGGTAGAAAAAATTCTACATGAAATTAAACGCGCTCGCAAATAGTTTATTCAAAGATCTATCGGAAGAACTTCAGCATAATTTAAAACTTTCCGGCGTTGTTCCCGTTGCTGATCCAATTATACCATTATGGGAACTTCCCGAAAAAACCAATACTGTAATTTTAATCGGTGGCCGGGGTGGAATGAAAACGTATGGCGTCTCTCAATTTATCGCTAACCAGGCAGCAGTTAATAAAAAACGGTGCGTCATTCTCCGTGACGAACATTCACTAATCAAAGAATCTATCCTATCGGAAATATTGCAGAGGTATGATGATATTCCATTTTCAACCAACACAGAAAAGTTAACCACCGGGATAAAAGATAAAGAAACGGGAACGGAATTAGTCTTTACCAAAGGCTTCAAGGCGTCGGATAATCAGAAGAAAGCCAATATGAAAGGCGTGTCGAATATAGATATCGCCGTGATTGAAGAGGCGGAAGATTTAACCGATAAAGACAAATTCAATACGTTCGTGGATTCACTCAGGAAAGAAGGGTGCCTGGTGATCGTCTTAATGAATACCCCTGATATTGGGCACTTCCTCCTTAAAAGTTATTTCTATACTAACATTCCTGCTCCTGTTCCTGTTAACATTCCAGAAAAACTTAAAGATGATTTTGACGGATATTTTGAAATTAAGCCAAAAGAAATTCCTGGCTTCGTTTGCATTCACACCGGATTTGAAGATAACAAATTTTTACCCCAAAATATAGTCGACCGTTATAAATCTTATGGCGATCCGGATTCACATACTTACAATCCTCACTATTATATGACCGCTGTTAAAGGTTATGCGAGCACCGGAAGAAAAGGACAAGTATTAAGGAAGGTAAAAGAAATCTCACTCAAAGATTACCTTGCCCTACCGTTCAAAGAATATTACGGCCAGGACTTCGGAACTGCTTCGCCGGCTGGATTGGTAGGAGTTAAATTTGACAAGAATAATTGCTATGCGAGGGAGATTAATTACCTTCCTATGAATACGATCGCAATCGGGAAATTATATTGTACACTCAATTTCGGACTGAATGATAAAGTTATAGCCGATTCAGCAGATAAAGATGCGTGTGATAAACTCGCCGCTGGTTACCAAGCTAAAGAATTAAGCCAGGAGGATTTAATGAACTTTCCTAAGCTATTAAGGGGCTTCTTTGTGGAGAAATGTGTTAAAGGTGAAGGATCAATAAGGGCCGGGATCTCCACCATGGATGGGCTTAACTTATTTGCGGTAAAAGAATCTGAAAACCTATGGAATGAAATCAGAAATTATACTTACGATGTTGATAAGAATGGTAATCTAACTAATGATCCTATTGATGCCTTCAACCATCTTATTGACCCCTGGAGATACGTATGCACCGATCAGCGCGGCAAACGCGAAATGTTTGGTATATAACTAAAATATTTAGCCATTTATTGCTAAAATTCTTACTTAGTTTTGATTTATGATCTATACAGATGATCAAATCGCGGCAATAATCAAACTAAATCCTCAAAAAAAGCTGGTGGCTGATGCAAGGGCGCAAGCCGATAAATTAATGATGCTCATTCATGGGCACAATATAGCTTCAGCACTTTCACGTGATCTTTATTTTGAAAATGACGACATATTTAAATCCAGGAATAGTAAGGCGATGTCAAATAAAGACTTGTTCGCCAGATTATTTCAAAGGGAGCAAATGGTTTTCACCGCACAGGGAGGAGCTTCTTACTTCACAGGAATAACTGACGCCCAAGTGAAGCAGCTGAACGAAATATTAGATAGTATTCGTTTTTCCATGTCAATAAGAAGATGGATAGAGCATTTTGCTTTACCAGCTTTCAGGTGTGACCCTATGGGAGTTATCTTTATTGAATCAGATGATGACAGTTCTTATCCGACTTACAAATGTAGTTCTACTGTTTACGATTATCTTCCGAATGGGAGAAAATTAGAGTATATTTCATTTCAACTGACTAAAGCTGAATGCGATCTGTTTAAAGTAGAGGATGAAAAGCTAAAAGACCAACAACCAGACTTTAAAACTAATTACTACCGGTTTGTAGATGACGTGAGAGATGTAATTGTGAGATATGAAAATTCAGTGGTTACAGAAGTTGATCGGTTAACACACGGATGGCAACAAACACCTGCCTTTATCATTTCTGATATTATTTCTTTTGAAAATACACAAAAATTTCTTTCACCAATTCATACAGTTGTTGAACTGGCTGATAGCTTTCTTAATGACCGTTCAATCCGGGATCTGCAGAAGAAATATCACGGATTCTTAAAGGCTATTGAACCATTATTACAGTGTGGCATTTGTCAAGGAACCGGATTCTTATCAGGAGCAGCTTGTCCGGAGTGCACTCCAATTGGAGCTGACAAAGGAACGGGCTATAAATTAAGAACAAAGGTTGCCGATGTTGCCCGCTTCCCTATTAAGACCGGATCAGGGGAAAATTTTGATTTTAATAAATATTTTGGTTACGTAAAACTTCCGATTGAGGTGTGGGATAAACAAGATGCCTCTTTACAGGACATTGAAAATCTAATCACTGATGTTTATTGGGGAACTGAAAAAAGACAGCAAACCAACGGGCCTAAGGTGGGTGATAAATCGGTAGAAGAAACGGCAACAAAAACACTTTCTAACTTACAACCAATATACGCCAGGCTTAACGCAACCGCTGATTGGGCTGAAAAGACAGAAAATATAATCGCTGATTTTATAGGAAAGAAAGAATTTACTACATTCAAGAAGGCACAAATTTCCTATGGAAGATATTATATTCTTGAGACACCAGCGGAATTGATGGATGAATATCTTAAGTTAAAAAAAGAAGGCGCCTCGCAGTCGTCCTTATTTGCGGCACTCAAAAGATATTTACATTCAGCGTATGAAGCAGATCCTTCCATGCTCGCTGTAGAACTTAAGATGATCAATGTAGAACCGTTCATTCATTATACTGTAAGCGAAGTGCTTGCAAACAATCCCGCAAAGATTGATTACTACTGTAAACTTTATTTTTCAGAATGGCGGCAATTGCAGGACTTTAATTACCTGTTGGCAACCAAAGAAGACGTTTTAAGGCAGTCTCTCATTGAATATGCAACAGCAAAAATGGCGTTAGATCCAACCGAAGCCGTTGAAGCTGTTGGGGTAACAGAAAAAGTAAAAAATTAAATATTATGGCAGATAAAAAAACAGAAATTAAAAAACTACCAAATGACAATTTGGATTTATCAAACTTTGATTATGATAACCTAACAGGTGAATCATTTGAAAAATATCAGGAATTAGTAAACAGTCTTCCAGGGCACGAAAACAGAGACTTTGTGCAGTACATGGCCAGCGGCGTGTTTAAAACAATTTTGAATGATAACGCCGATAAAGAGGTGGTATTAGTGGGGATTAAGATAAACAACATTAAACCGGTAAACGTTACAAGAGTTCCCGTAAATGTTGCCCGTAATCTCAATGCGCAGATTATGGATAGAAACAACCCGTCTTCCAACAGCCGGTATTTTTTACTTAAAAAACCTTCCAATGCTTAAAAAAGAAACAGCCGAAAAAATTAAATCATTTGGCTTTGATGTTGATAAACTTATAGCCGCAATCAAAGATGAAGCAGAAGTAGATTACCCATTACCGGAAATACAGGTATTTTCCGCTGCCGATCTTGCTTCCAGAGATGTCAACACGAAATCCGAAGGTGAAAAAGAGGGCTTCAAAAAAGGTAAAGAAGCTGGAATAATTGTAGCCGGCAAAGCACTTGCAAAGAAATTTAATCTCCCGGAAACTGTTGACGTAAAAGAGCCGGATAAGGTTGCAGAAGCAATCAGCACGACCGTAAGTAAAGGTGATGCCGGCCTGCAGGAGCAAATAAAACTCCTTCAAAAAGATAAAGAAACTTTACAAAGTGAGGTTGAAAATACCAAGAAAGAAAAAGAAGCCCTGGCGTTTGACACTTCTTTAATCTCTTATTTTCCTCCAAATCGGGATGCTTCTTTGGAAGATTCCGAAAGGTTAATGCTGGTTAAACATGCGCTTCAGTTTGAAGTTGTTGACGGCAAACAAGTGGTGAAAAAGAATGGTGAAATATTAAGAAATCCAACCACAAAAGACCCGCTGCCGGTGAAGGACGCGATCAGCACTTTATTCACTGAAAGAAAATGGGTAGCGGAATCAGGTGGTGGTAGAGGCGGCCAAGATAACCCGGGTAAAAGCGCAGGCGGATTAAAGAAATTCAGCGATGTACAGGCCCAATGGCAAAAAGATAATCCAAACTTAAATCCGATATCCCCTGAATTCACTGCTTATGTAGGTGGCATCGCAAAAGAAACAACAGATTTTGACTGGAATAATTAAGTTATGGGGAAAGCATCTAAATTAAAGCAAATCAGAAAGGCCCCAAAAGGCTTGCCTGCACTAGAAAGAAAAACAGTTGTAGGGATTAACGTAACCGGAGCCGAATTAATCAAAGGAGGCGTGATAACAGTTAAAGAAAAAGAAGTAGATGAAAAAGAAATGTACCACGCAAAACGAACGGTTCGTCTTCCCGTAAACCATGCACGTTCAATGAAAAAACTGTATAATAAATACGACACCAAAGGAGTTAATGGCTATATTAATGCTGTAAACGATTTTGCGGGTAAAATAAAATAGTTTTCTTGTATCTCATAAGCGATCAATCACCCTTGTTTCTACAGGGGTTTTTATTGCTACAATATTTAGCTAAATAATACTAAATACTTTACTACTTTTGTTCCGTTGGTTGTACCAATCTAAAGGCTGTGCCTATTTTCTCCGAGCAGTGCTCAAACTCCAAACTCTTTCTCAAAAATTAAAATATACCAAAAATGGCAGATTATGCAGCATCGGTATTGGCTAAAGGTCAAACCGTAGTAACCGCAAAATACCAGACACCGGAGCAGCGCAGGAAAATTCCGACTGTAATGGAGCTTGCAATCAAAAATCAAAAAATCTCTATCCCGAATGCGCAGGATTTGAGAGTTTCCCCTTTGCGCACAGTTGATGTAAACTTTTTAACGAATATCGCAGCCGGGTCAGCAACCGCAAAAGTCGCCGCTCATACAGGTACTTATGGCGATTCCGCTAAGATCAATGTTGTTTACGTAACACACGTAGAAACAATGAGCTTGCCACGTAAGTTAGCTTACAACAACATCAATTCATACCAGGACTTGTTTAACAACCTGTTTGAAATGAAGTGGAAGAACCTTCGCACCCGCCAGGACACTTCCGCTTTGGCTTTCCTTTTGGCTAACCGCTGCCAGTTGGATGCAGCCGTTATTAACCCACAGATTGCACCTGCCGGTTTCTCTGACACCTCCGCAATTGGTTCGTGGGATAACACAAATTTTGCCGGATTGATTAAGGTGGCCGAAAAAGCCAGATTTATTCAATGGGCAAAAGCATTCATGGCAGCACGGCACTTTACCGGCGCCTATGATATTGTAGCCGATCTTCAAATGGCTGCTCAGTTTGAATACCAATTGAACCAGGGCCAGGGTAATGCAGCTAATACTTCGTTCCAGTTTGGGGATGCAGGAATAGCCACTACCCAGGATTCAGTTTCTTCTTTCTATCCACAAGGTTCTGCACTTGTGATGCCACAGGGCACACTTGCAGGTTTGGTTTGGAACGAAGGGTTAAACAAAGCTGGTGTAAATGCAGGTCAAAACAGCGTAGGTAATTTGGGAACCGTTGCCGATCCATTAGGGTCTGGTGCAATTGCTGATCTCTCAATGTACACAGCAAGGGCAGATACCAGTGCCAACACTACTGGTGGTTCTACTCAGGATATTGTGGATCAGTGGGAGCTTTCATTAACTATAGGTTATGTAACTCCACCTCTCAGTGTAGCAAGTGATTCAGTAATTCATTTATTTGGACAATCAGCAACCTAATGAACCCCGTGTATAGTAACGGTTTTGAAATTCAATCAGTTCTTAGTTCTTTGACAAAAAGATTAGGATGGAGGCAGCCGACACTTGCCGGCTCGCCCGTCCTGAATGCAGATAATAAAATGTCAGTTTCAGGCAGGTACTTTCAAAGTTTTCACTCACTGGTAACAATTGCAAAAATTAAAGACGTTTGCGAAGATAAAGATATAAGTGATGCTGACTTTAATACTTACCTGACTAATCTTCAGCAGGATGCCATAATGAGGTGCCTTAATGAAGTTTTCAGGGAGCCGGAACTAATAGAACAAAAACTATTATATACACGGTTTGCGACAATGGACCAGCCGGTAGGTAATTCAGGACTTTTTACAGGGTACATCATTAACGTGGCAAATGACTTTGGAATTTCTACTCAGATTAGTTCAGCTACTCTTTATTTTGACCAGGATTGCTCCTTTAACCTTTATTTGTTTCAGGACGGCGTCAAAGCTCCTTTACAGACAATACCGGTTTCATGTGTAGCTTTTCAAAGAACGGTAAAAGAGTTTGATAACCTTGTACTCAATTTCAAGACAGGCCAAAAGTATTATTTCGGTTATTTTCAATCAGAACTTGGAGCGGCACGGGCCATAAGAGAACAGGTTGAAACTTGGGCAACTACCCGCTGTTTTGAGGCTTTTGTTTTCCAGGCACCAGCTATAGATAATAATACCGATTTTGATCACAATCTCAGACAATACGGTTTTCTTCCTTACGGGTTAAATCTTGAGATGATCTCCTTTAAAGATCATACCCAAAAGATTTTAAGGAAAGCAAACCTCTTCGATGAAGTAGTAGGATTACAGGTAGCAGCGATGGTAATTGAAGAAATAGTAATGACCACCCGCACCAATAAGGACGAAAGGCAAATCGGGGAGATAGCCGGTAAGATTTATGCCGAACTTAATCAGGCTTACGCAACGGAAACGGTTCCTATCATGCCGGGTTTAAAAAGTCGCATAGCAGGTGAATTAAAAAGGTTGAGATCAACGTTCTTTCCGGAACAAAAGCCCATGTCAATCAGTATGGAGGCTGACAGTTTAGGAATAGAATCGAGCTGGTACAAACAAAATTATCGTCAACTTACTAACCCGCCAATACAATGAGTTTGATAATTAAAAATAACCCGGTTGGTATTGACGAAAGGATAGATATTTTACAGAAAGGATTATTTAGTTCTTTGATTAAAAAATGGAATCTGGCAGAAAGTAAATACAACTGCTATCCAAGATGTTACCGCAATCAGACAGTTGACGGATATACCGCCGAAATGTTTACCGGCGGTACAGACTACGAAGAACTCTATATAAATGATCAGGTTAGTATAACCAGTTTCTTTGGAATAGGACAAAATTCAAGAATTCAGGCTGATCAAGTGCAGGCAGATATTCATTTGATCTTCTCGCTGAATTTAAATGAAATAAAGCCCGGAATTCAAAGAAACGACGAGGAAGCAAGATTAGATGTGCTGAGAGTGTTGGACACCTTCGGAGCGGCACATGGATTTTTATTACAATCACAAACAACAGGAATTGATAAGATACTCGCGGAATATCCAGGATCAAGAAAAACAATAGGACTTAAATATACGGATATGCACCCTAATCTTTGGTTCAGATTTGATCTTCAAGTTTTTTATCAACCCACTTTATGTTAACATTTAAAAATTAAAAACAATGCTTATAAACCCTTGCGATCTAAATGTCGCACAATCCAACACCGGAATTGATTGTAGTGCTGCCATGAAGGCAAGCGCTATGATTATTGTGATGCCTCACGGCACTAAATGGACTGACGCAGATATTACAGCAGCCGGTTCATTCACTGCTTTTTTGAATACCAAAATTTCTGCTGCTCCTGCTTTACGCTGGTATCCTATTTTCGGCAATAACGCCCCCATCGCGTCAATTACTGAGAGCAATGAATCAGACGTTTTGGAAACATTGGATGACGGCTCACAATCTTTCATCCGTTACGGGATGTACAACAGGACTTTTTTAACTACTAAAGGTGGTTTAAGCCTTGCGTCTCACTTAATGGGTTTGAGAGGTTCTTCTTATGATTTTATCGAAGTGGATATTATCGGACAAGTTGCATCAATGCAAAATGCTGATGCATCTTATAGCGGTTTTCCTGTAAATCTGATGTATGCGCCTGCTTCTGAGCTTGCCAATCTGAAAACTACTTTTAAGAATAAATTCATGATCTCTTTCAGTCCTAAAGTTTATATCCAGCAGGGTAAAATTTTCGCCTCTGATGCTACGGAAGATATTCTTAGCGTAACAGGTTTGAAAGATACTCAGGTCACAGCTGGTACCACTACTCAGACAGCCACCAATATTTTTGTAGGAGTGTCAACAGTAGGTGCAAAAACTGATCTGGTTGCTCTTTATCCGGGCGTGTCTGGGATAGCACAAATTTCAAATTTCATTGTAAAGAAGAAATCTGATGGAACTGTAGTAACGATTTCAGCAGCAGCTATCGTGGGCGGCGAAGTTCAATTAACAGGAACCTTTACCACAGGAACCGATTACACAGTGGCATTGGCAGCACCCGCTGTAATGTCCACTAACGGAGTGCCAGGATATGACGGAGTAATTACCGCAACTATTACAATACCATGATAGTTCACGGCAGTGATATTAACCTTGCAGCATTAAGTGAGGTTAAAAGTTTAGCTGACTTAAAAAAGCTCAACATATTTTCTCACCTAGCTAATGAAGATGAAGCTAATGAGAACCTATGGAAAATTCTAAAGCCGGTGAAAAAGCCGGAACCAAAACCAACTGAAGTGCCGGAAGGTAACTAAAATAAGGCCGGGTAACACCGGCTTTTTTATTATGCTTGACTTGAAAAATTTAGAAACGATTATGAAAGGGCTTTCGTCCTTTAATGCGCATGATGAAGTAGAGCGAATTGTGGATGATAACCATGATGTAATAGTACAGCTGGAGCGCGATCAATTAAGCGAAGGAATCGATAGAGATGGCAACGAAAGAAAAGACCATTACGCTCCCTTTACGGTAAAGATGAAAGAAATGTACGGCAAAGGACTTGGAGCCGTAACAGACCATGTAACATTCTATATGACGGGCACGATGTATGAAAGTTTATTCTACAAGTCAGAAGGAGATGAATTTACGGTTACTTCACCGCTGGAGACTTACGATAAAATGATAGAGAGAATTGGTGAAGATGAATACGGGTTAAGCCCTGAAAAAAGACTTTATTTTGCTGAAGAGAAAGTACTCCCAAAATTTGCTGAAATATTCAAAGAAAAAACCACTTTTTTACTTTAAATAAATTACTTTTATGATGATTATTTAAGAAGAAAAAACTTTATAAAATCAACAACTGAAAAATGTCAAACAAATGCGATTGCGGTTTTAATGGAGTTATTTTCGTAAGTAGGTATCTTGTAAAAAAGTATGGCGTGGAAGAGGCTATAAGAAAATCTATTGTAAGACGAAATTCAAAATATAAGAGTTTCAAGATAACCCTTGCCGATCCGTCTGTTTTTAATCAAGAAATAAAACTATAATGGAATTACAAGATATTACAGTACGGGTTTTTATGAGATGCCTTTTCAATAAGGATTATACAGGCGTGGATAATTGGGATGAACTCTATACAAAATATATTGATCTTTCCGGATTAGGAGAACAAGGGCAATTAAGTATCCATGTAGCAATACATAATCTAAATGTGAGACTTTTCAGAATTACGGCTTTTCTTGAACTACATTCAAAAGTATTTGGTCTAATAGGGATGCCACACCTGGAAAAGATGGATGACATGGCAGAATACGGACATAAACTAACTTGGGATCCTGACGAACCGGAAAAGTTTTTATCTCAACTGATCAGGATTGAGCAAAAGGAAAAAAGAAATTACGTGGAGTTAAAGGAAATGGAAAAAGAACTGGAAGAAATGAAACAGGCAGAAGATCCAAAGACCGTAAGCGCCCGTAATTCATTTGTGATCATGCTTAACGTACTCGGAAAAGAAGGTTATAAGATCGACAAGGATAAAACTGATATGGAGGAATTAAGCCTCATGATTAAACAACACAGCGACGACATTGCCGCACTAAACCAAAACTGATGGCGCAAAATATTGTTGATGTATCCTGGGATTTAGCCAAGTTTGACGAACAAACACAAGCTGTCCTGGCAAACATGACCAAAGTATATGATCTGGCAAACCAGGCAAAAGCTACAGGTATTAAACTTGGCAGCGATGGTGGTTTTACTGAACTTAAAAAAAACGTCACCGATTTCAATAAGGTACAGGAACAAAGTTTAAAGTTAACGGCTTTGCAAGAAAAAGCCGAGCAGGCCCGGATAAAAACACAAAAAGATGCAGCACTGGCAGCCAAAGCAAGGGATGCCGCCGAACAGCAACGTTTAAAAACTCAGTCGGCTCAACTTGACCTAACTAAAAAACAAACCGCTGCTGATGAGAAGGCCGCCGCCGCAAAAAAATCTGTAAATGATATTTCGCTTATAATCCGCAATAAGGGTGACGATCCTGCCTCGGCAGAAACTACCGCTGCTTTTGAAGCTCAAAGACGTGCAGAAGCGGACGCCTCAATGGCCGCGATAGAGTACGGCAATAGTGTTAATAAATCCACCACAGCATTAAAAGAGCGTGAGGTTGTTTCTAAACAAACCAGTGCTGAAAGTATCCGTGATAAAGAAATTCAAAAACAACTTGAAAGGCAAGCGGCGCAAGAATTAAAAAACAATGTGCGCGAACAAATAGCCGCTAAGGGTTCACTCGAACAAAGGAGGGCCGCGTTAATTAGATTGAACGCTGTTTATGATCACTTGAATGCAAGCGAAAGAAATTCGCCTTATGGAGCAAGATTGCAAAAAACTATTGCAGGGGTGACTACGCAGGTAAAGGAATTGGAAGCCGCCACAGGACGAGCACAAAGAAATGTCGGTAATTACCCGAATGCATTAGAAAAGTTTGGAACTAGGGTAGAATCTGTTTTCAGGAGACTTGCGGCCTATGTTTCTATTTTTGCAGTTTTTAATTTTTTCAAGACAGTTGTTGGTGACACATTAGAAGCAGAAAATGCATTGGTGCGTTTTAAGGCGACACTTGACAATTTAGGGAGGTCTGATGTTTTTGGCAGATTGGATTCCAAAGCGGAACAATTTACAGACCGGTTTAAATATTTGAAAAAAGAAGATGTTTTAGGCGTATTTGAGCTATTAATTAACTACGGAAAATTAACCGAAAATCAAATCACTGCTTTAATTCCTGTTATAACCAATTTCGCTGCAAAACAAAGAATCTCAATAGTTGAGGCTACACCAATTATTATTAAAGCACTTGCCGGACAGGGACGCGGATTAAAACAGTATGGAATAGATGTAAAAGATGCTCATTCAGTTACAGAAAGGCTTGGGATGATCATGGATGATTTGGGGCCAAAAGTCGAAGGAGCTGCCGATGCATTCGGAAAAACAACACAAGGTAAAATCGCACAGACAAAAGAAGATTTTGTAAAGCTAAAAGAAGAAATTGGTAATGGATTACTTCCAACTATAAATAAATTATTAGCGGGGTTTGATAATTTAATCAATCGCTTCCGTAATATGCACAGTGATATTGATTTGAATACAAGTGCATTTGGAAGAATGTGGGAAAAGATTCAAAACCTATTGCCGTCAAGAGGAACCGACAGCAACGGACAAACATTACAGGAGCATTTAGATTCTGAAATGGCTCGCAAATTTGGCGGTCATCAGGTTGCTAATCCTGGCAATGGTGTTAATACGTTTATATTACCAGATGATCTGAATCCAAATGGGAATAAAATTTTAGGCACGGGAGGAAGAGATCGGGATAAAACAAAAAAAGAACACAAGGCCGTTGTTTTAGAATCTGTGAAAAACGAGCTTGATCTTGAATTTGAGCTTTACAAAATTTCGCAACAGCATAAAATTAAATTACTTGATGAAGAGCAAAACGATACAAAAAAATCATTGGCAGAAAGAATGCTAGCTGCTGAAGATTTTACTAAAGCATCTATTGAACTTTCCGATAAAACTTATCAGCATGAAATAGCTAATGATAAGGAGAAATTAAAAATAATGGAAATTAATTTTAAGAGACTGAAAAAAGGAACTGAAAAAAATAATCTTGCTGTTGAAATAGAAAATACCGGAAAGGAAATTAAAGTTGCTCAGGCAAAACAAAATGATGAAAGACTTGCATTACAAGAAGCATTTGGTAAGAAATACCTTGAAATAGCTAAAGATACAGAAGCAGAAAGATTAAGGATTTTAGAAAAAGCAGAAAAAGCGATTGAAAACGTACGTATAGAGCAGCATAATGCCATAGAAGCTAACAGGGCCTCAGAAAAAGCAGCACATGATAATCTATTGCACGATAAAATAATCAGCCAGGAAAAGTATGATAAGTTAGAAAAAAAATCTATTAAGGAAAACGCTATCCTCCAAGCGCAATCTGATTTACAGAAAGCACAAAGGATGAAAGATCTTGTTTTCACAAATTCGCGTTCTACCACTGAAGATAAAAATAACGCAGTTAATAATGTTACTACCGCTAATGCTAATTTAATCAGTGCACAAAATACAGATGATAAAACTGATAAAGGACTTGAAAAAAGGCAAGAAATAGTAAAAGATGCACAATTGATCACTCAAACTATTGATAGTTTGGTGGACATTGGATATCAAAAAGAAATTAACGCTATTCAGAAAATAATCGATCTTAACGAAGAGAGGAAAAACAGAGAAATTGCCAATATTAATGCCTCGACTTTAAGCAACCAGGAGAAAGCGGCGCAAATGCTCCTTTTAGATAATACAGTCGCCGCAAATAACAAAAAATTAAAAAGAGAACAAGTTGCCGTCCAAATTAAACAGGCAAAGTTTGACCGTGATATGGCTGTTTTAGGCATTCTTGAAAATGTTGCTACTGCTAACTTCAAATTGATTGCACAAGGTGGTTTTGCTGGTATTGCCGCAGGTGTCGCAGTTGGATTACAAGCGGTATCGGCAATTGCTATGTTAATGGCCAAGCCTCTTCCTCAGATGCCGGCGTACGCCAAAGGAACTGATAACCACCCTGGTGGACCTGCAATAGTTGGTGAAGGGCAATATAAAGAACTTGTAACAGAGCCTGGAGGAAAATCTTTTATAGCCTCGCGGCCAATGTTATTAAACAATCTTCCGAAAGGTTCAAAAGTTACACCTTTAACTAATGAAATGATCATGGCAAGCATGACGCAAAGCGCAAATGCATCAATGGCAGAAAGAATGGTAGCAAGCAATAGTATTCAGGCAGAAGGAAACCGCGTAGAACTTACCGCAATCAAAGAGGCGGTTTATGAAACCGGACGAATGACTGCACAGGCATTAAGAAAACAAAAAGGTGCAAACGTTGTGGTAAACGTTGATTCAAAATTTTATGCTCACATTATGAAAGTTGTGAAAGAGTGATTATATTTGGTGTATGAGAATAATAATAATAGTGTTGATTGCGCTATTTAATACCGCCTTCGCACAATTACCGGTTGATCCTGCAACACATTTAATAACCTTTACCGGTGTAATACAGGCCAATGGAACACAGGCCGAGCTTTATTCCCGTGCGAGAGAATGGTTTGCTAAGACTTATAATTCTGCTACCGATGTAATAAAAATGGACGATAAAGATAAAATTGTAGGAAAGGCGAATATGATTGCTTATTATAAAAATTATCATTTCGGGAATATATTTTATCAGGTTTCAGTCTATTTAAAAGACGGGAAGTTTAAATATGAGATCACTGATTTTTACCATAAAGGCGAATTTGTAAACACCGGATATTCTTATACTCAAACACCGGATTTAGGACATTGCGAAGATTTGATGAATTCATCAAAAAAAAGAGATCAAAAAATATTTGAAGCCTTTTCTAAACAAATTAATGATGAAATTGAGCCGTTAATTTCCAGCCTCAAAGAAGCAATGAATAATCAGGTTGCCACCAAAGACTTTTAACTAAAAATATTAGCCTTCTATCCCAAAACCTTTAGTTTAATTTTGGAGGAATGTTACCGTATAAAACATTCCTTTACTTTCTATTGGATACTCCAACAGGTAAAGTATATTACCGTGATAATGGCACTTTAAAGATTCAGATAATTACTGCTGATTCTGACGTTTCTCTTAAAAACGCTCCTTTAAACTGGCTCGATACAGAATTATCTTTTGCCCGTAATTCGACTTACCACGGGATAAACAGATCTTATTCTACCCCACAGGAATTTGTAAAGGATGCCGTAGTAATGATCAAAGAACTGTTCTTATTAGGCGTAGGTACAGAAGTTCCTTTAACGCTGGCTGTATTTAAATATAATTCACAACCGCTCACCGGCGAACCTCAATACAAACTTTATTTTAAAGCCAATCTTGACCTTCCGGAAATAAACGAAACGGTACTGGAAACTCTCACGGTGAATTTAATGGAGGGCGGCGTAACACAATTACTAAAGTCTTACGAAGGAACCACCTTACAAATTCCTTGCGATGGCTCAATTCAGGAAAATCAAAAAGTAAATTTGGACGGCCTTTTAGTACCGGATGTATTTTACTACCAGACTGTTCCCCTGAAAGATTTAACCGAAGTAAAACCACTATGGATTTCAATTTCTCCACTTCCTCTCACTTTCGTTAATAACGAAGGCGATAATTATGGCATTATTCACAACGATCAGACCTTAGAAGTGATTACCTATGACGGCTCTATTGATCCTAACCAGATAATTACTTATTCCGCAACTTCTCCTAATTATCTTTTCTTGTCTGTAAGTAAGATCACTCTTTCAATAAAAGGATCACTTCCGTTAAGATATAATAACCCGGCTCAGGTTCAATTATTTCTTTCGACAAGCCAGGGGCAACTTATTCCCGTATCAGATAATTATTTTTCAGACAGTCACAGAATAATAACTTTTTCTATTGATACGCAAATCACACTTGATGAAAACGAGGCGTTATTTTTATTTATTCAGATCAGAAACCCGTCTGGAGACATAACCCTTTCAAGAAATTTAATTGATGTTTTGAATGGCTCTTTTTCTCTTTCTTTTGTTTCCCAGGCTAAACCAACGCGCGCATGGGCCATAAGTGCTGCAGATCTCTTCAAATTAATGGTGAAAGAAATCTGTTTACTCGCCTCTACAACTAATCAGACTTTTAATTATTCAGCAGTAAGCAGTCTTTTAGCGGCGAACCTGAATATAATGTTTACTTCAGGGGATGCTCTCAGGGCTTCAGGGGATAGTTCTTATCAGAGGTTCTTTTCTTTAACTCAAAATAATAATATTCTTCAAACTTCATTCGGGCCGGTTATTAAGCTGACTTTAAAAGATTTCTACCAGGCAATAGAAACAATTCTGGTGGCTGAATTGAACGCAGGCCATAACGGTGTAACTGAAACGCTGGAAATTGAAGATTTAGAATCGATTTATGATAGCAGTGTAGTTGATTTTTCTATTGGCGAAATGGCTTCTTTAAAATGGAATTTTGCGAAAGATTTGGCCTTTTCAGATTTAGAAATAGGTTATCCACCGCAAACTTACGACCAGAAAGCCGGGAAGTATGAGTACAATACTACTCTTGAAATGAAGGCTCCAATTAATTCGTTTTCAAAGAAACTTTCTAAAATCTCAAAGATAAGGTTTGATTCTTACGGCATAGAGAGGCTTCGCTCGAATGTAGGAGCCCCGACTTCGACCACTCGGAACGATTCAGATAACGGCGTATTCGGATTAAACGTTGATCTTAACCAAACTATTTTTGATTATTACAGTGCTGGGTTTACATCTCAGATTCCCGATCCAGGCAATCCGTTAAACACGAATATTAACTTTCAGCAAAATGTAAGCTGTCAGCAAATACCAGCAACTTCTTTTGATGGAGAATACTTCCAGCCCAATACGGATAACGCCATTGTCATGTTTAGCGTGCCGGGATATATTGTTAATGAAACCTGCAATCTTACTGTTAGCGGGCTGATCAATTCAGTAAATAAGCCCCCACTAGCCCCGGACGATAGCTTTACACTTAAATTGTGGCATAATGGGCAAGTAATCTATACTTATACCGTGGGAGTTTCGGGGGTGAATACGCCTATCTCTATTAATTACGACTTCACTCAGTTTTTCGCTTATAAGGACTGGGTCTATATTACGATGGAAACCACCGCTACCGGTGAAGCCACCATTAACACAGCTTCACTTAATATCGGTACTTACATAATAATGAACGCGGCAAATATCCCGGTACTTTCAGGAAGTTTCAAATTACTTTCATGGCTTTCTTTTAGCCCGGATTCCAAACCGTATGTAGAAACCTCTCACGTCCAGTATGGATTCCAGTATTTTGTCTTTAACTCGCTCGTTCCCAATACAAACTTTTTACTTCAGTCTTTCTTTAATTCATGGATTTCTAACCAGGTTGCGGATTTTTCGGTTGATTGTCATATAAACGATTTAGTTCAAAGTTCAGTTGTTACTGGCTCTGTTGATGGATTGCCGTTGGTAAATAGTATCAGTCTACCTCGCGATTATGCTTTAAATGATATTGTATTTTTTTCTGCAAATGTTTTAGGCAGCGTTTTAAACGTTTCCATGACAAGCCTGGACGTCACTTTCTACTCCACTCAAATAAAGTGCTATTCCTTAAAAAGAGTGCAGTATGATTCACTTTCAGGTGTTCCAAATATTGCTAAAAATGACGCAGGAGAAATAAGAACAGATATTTCGGGTGCTCCCTATAATATTGAGGACTTAACGCCAAAGACTTTATACAGAAAATGGAGGAATTATATTATGTCCACCTTTATGGATCAGGTAACAGGATTAATGAAGTTTCAAACGTTGAGTAAAAACTCTTACCTCTCAAGATCTATTAACGGCGAAGTGATCACAGAAAATTCCGATGAACAGGTACTGGGATTTAAACGGCTGTTTTATCCGATCGAACTACAGGTAAAAGCGAACGTTCCCTTAGGATTCGCAGAACTGATGAACAAAACGAAAAACGCTCATATTCACGGCACATTTATGGGAACGGATATTTATTTCTTTGCGGATTCCCTTAATCAGAAAGCAGCCTTAAATGAATCGCAGACCTGGAAAGCAATCCTTTCTCCCAAAACAGATTTAACAGCTTTTGCACGAATAACATCTTTTAAAATTCCCGCTATGGAAGACAATCAAATATCGTATGCCTTTTCTAACGCAATTCAGTTAGTGCCCTATAACCAAACCTTACCGGATAAATACCACACAAGAAACCGTGATACGTTCTTATTTAAAGACCAGATAGGCAATTGGGTAAATCAGGATGATTATGGCCAACCAGTTCAAATCGGCGATCCGTTGCCGTTCCAGTTTATTACGAACGGACTAAGTAACATTACTTACACGGTTTATAATTGTGACGGCATTTACTTAGGCCCAACGGCTTTGGATGTAGCTATTTCACCTGCTGTAAGTGATCCTTATGCATTGTGGCAAAAAATTATTGATACAACAGGATGGGCGCGCGATAATTATTACATCGTGATCAGCGCTGCCGGTTCGCCTGTTTATAGAAGTGAGCCGTTATGGTTAAGGAATAAGATTGAACTGGAAGGCAGCGTACTACTGGAAGCCACCAACACCTTTAATACACAAGGAATTGTATTTGATGCGGGATTTGTGATCTCGATGCGTTTCAAAGGTGGTTATGATAATAAATTCAAACAAAAGTACTTGGGCAAATTCTACATAGATCAACCCCAAGACATTACCGTTCTTAACGCGATTCCGTATGAAACGAGCACCCTTTTAATCGGCCGCGATGGTGGAGTTCCGGATTACGTTCCTAAGAAGATTTTAAGAATGCTATTGATGGACGGATGTATGTTGGACGGCGAAGGGTTCTCTTTAAATGACGGCGCAGAACTGGAAGAGGTCTTTACCAAAGGTGCACCAAAGAAATTCCAAAAAGTAGAAATCAGACCATCCAAGAATAAGCCCGGAATTAGCACACTTCCTTCCGGTGTGTCTTCGGATGATAGTAGTATGATTGTAACAGTTAATCCGCAATCTTTTGGCCCGAACGTAACTAATTCAAGTGGTACGACTGAAACAGATTTAATAAGTATTATAGTAGAATAATACTATAATTTTTAGCCATAAATTACTAAAGGCTTTGGGTAATTTTGTTTAATGCAAATAAGCGTATCAAGCCAGACTACCCTGCTAAATGCAAGCAATTTTTTTGTTTTTGCGCTTTATGATGCATCGGCCCCAACTGTATTACTGGAATCGCAGCAGCCCCCAAAACCTTACGGCAACCCTATTCAAATATCCTTTACGTACAACTGCCTGGCAGGGCATATCTATATAATCAAGTTATGGGAATCTCCTGATGATACCCCTACAGGCATCGTACGTAACTCATTTTCTCAGGCGGTTAACTCAAATGAAAGCTCCGTTAAAATTAAGTTAGACGAATATTTAGAAGCAGATCTTACCGCCGGACTTGTAAGCGGTACAACTGCTTACGTAAATACAGACTGGGCAGGATGGGATTACTCAATAGAAAGGGTAGGTGCAGGAACGATGACACCGGATTCTGAAGTGAGCGCCAACCCACAGTATCATCAAGATGCTACAGGAGGTTTCCATTTAATTATCGACGGAGATGTTTTTGCCGCAAACGAAAAGTTTGTAGTAAGATTCATTCCACAGGTAGTTTCTATTACTCCTGCAGGCGTTCCTTCTTCTATATTCTCCGATGGGAGAATAGTCACAGCGGATGCCACTTTGACTCTTACGGACATAGGGAAAGCAATATTTATTCAATCGGCGACCACGAAGATCACAATTGCTTTACCGGCCTTATCCACCGTTTCAGATTATTCGTTTTTTTATCTCTTTTCTAATGGTGGTTTACATTATAACGCAATTATTCAGGCGCCAGGATCAGACAAATTCTTATTTAATACAGACCGATCACAGCTTATTTTAGGCCAATGCGAAAACGCCAAAATCTTCAAAGCAAACGGAAAGTGGAATATCGAAAACGACTTACCAGGGGTTTTGAAAGTGGGAGAACTATTTCATACTCACATGGGAGAGGAAATAAATTCCCTGCCATTGTCAGGCCAGCTGGTTTCCCGTGCTGATTATCCGAGACTTTGGGCATGGGCTCAATCTCTTCCGTCTGGAAGTATCGTTGCTGATTCTGCATGGACTTCAACAAGTGTTACAGTCGATGATATCGGGTACTACACTTTAAAAGGCGGTTTTAGTGTAGGAGATGGATCAACAACTTTCCGCCTTCCTTTAATTGACAAATATTTTATTCGTCCTATTAATTCTGACAGGGTTGCAGGATCTCTTGAACTTCAAACAGTACAATTACACGACCACGGAATTACAGGGTCAAGTCTTACCAACTTTGGCGGCAATGGATGGGTTCCGGCTGTTAATCCGCGGACTCCTGAAAGTGCAGGACGCACCGACAAAGCTGGCAGCGTAGAAACCAAACCAACAAATATCGGAGTTCCCTTATTAATCAGAATATGAAAAAACTATTTACAATATTACTAGTCTTAATTTCTTTGACCTCACAAAGTCAGGTATTGCAAGAACCTACTATTTACGGGATCTTGTATAACATTAATGGAGCGAAAACCGCAACCCTTGTTCCTACCGTTAACGGTGTTCCAGTTTTACCTACTCCTCTAAAAAAATACAATCAAGGCGCCATCTGGATAGATTCTACCAATAAAAAACTTTACTTCTATAACCCTTCCGATTCTTCCTATAACGAAGCAGGTCTATCTCAATCCACAGTAGACAGTATTTTAGGAGGGTATTATACTAGAGGACAAGTAGATAGTATAATAGCAGTAACTAAATCTCTTTTTAACGGCGGTACAACAGGGCAAACTTTAGTAAAAAACAGCAATACAGATTTAGATTTTAGCTGGAGTACGCCCGCGGGTTCGACTAATAGTAATACAGGTTCGGGGTATAGGCTCGCAGTTCCTTTCACGAATAATATAAGAACAATATTTTCAGTTTCGCCAATTCTATTAGACAGCGTAACAAATACTAATGCACTGACTTTTACTTTTGACACAACTTTATATCATAGTACAGCTTACAGTAATACTGTTTACGGTTCACTTTCTCAGCAAAACACCAACACTTCAAACATTGCAAGTAATACAACTGCTATTACAGGTAAACAAAATTCTTTAACTCTCACTACAACCGGAACAAGCGGTGCGGCTACTTTAACAGGGAGTACTTTAAATATTCCGCAATATACAGGCGGCGGAATAACAGCCGATAGCATTATAACAGCAACAGCAGGACAAACTTCATTCATATTTTCAAGTGTGCCAGCTTCAATAAATGATTACATAATTTTTATTAACGGAAATGCTACGACAAATTTCACTACTTCAGGTAATACGATAACTCTTGGAATGACAGATTTACTTGCAGGTGACAAAGTAAGATACAAAAGAATAAAATGAGAATTATTTTAACGATATTATTTCTTTTTTCAGTTGCTTACGGGCAAACAAATTATTACGTTTCTAATGCAGGGAATGATAGTAATGATGGGCTTACCACAACAACAGCGTGGCAAACGCTTTCTAAAGTAAATGCCTCAACATTTAATGCAGGCGATTCTATCCTACTTAAAAGAGGCGATTCGTGGAATGAGAAGCTGACTTTAACAAGCTCAGGAAGTGCGGGAAGTCCTATTGTAGTGAGTGCTTACGGGTCAGGAGTAAAGCCGCTAGTAACCGGATTTCAAACACTCACAGGCTTTGTAAATACCAGTGGGAATATTTGGACGGTAACAGCATCAAATTCAGTTCCTAGTTTAAACACGGTATTAGTCGATGGGAAGATTCAGGCTAAAGGACGTTACCCCAATGCGAGTGGGGTAAATGGAGGGTATTTAACTTACCAGACAGCAACCCAAACATCTTTAACGTCAAGTTCTCTTACTGGTGCTCCAAACTACACCGGCAAAGAATGTGTAGTAAGAACTGCTGCATGGATTCTTGATGTGGTGAAGGTTGCTTCTCAATCAACAAGTACTTTAAACTTTAGCCAATTGTTGACTTATAATGCCGGTACATTGGGGGGATCAGGGTTCTTCTTTCAAAATGACAGTACCTTTTTAGATGTTCAGGGAGAATGGAGTTTTGATTCAGCAACAAAAAGACTACAGGTTTATTCAATTTCCTCACCAACAGTTCAGATTTCAACTATTGACACCTTAATTTATGTCAATGGCCATCATTATATCACTTTTGACAATCTTTCTATAACAGGAGCCAACAAGGCGGCATTCCAGTTTGATTCATTAAGTAATATTACTGTACAGAATAGTTCCATAAATAACTCTGGAAACATCGCCTTATCGGCTCAAAAATCATCCGACCTCTCTATCATAAATGACAGTGTTCAAAACTCTTTAAGTAACGGCATTTTCTTCAAAAGTATATACTACAACAACTTAATGATTGACACCTGTAATTATCCTGTAATAAGTAATAATTATATTAAAAACACGGGTATCTATGCTGGAATGGGTATGAGTAACAATGGCAGATATGTGGGCGTTTATGTAATAGGTCACAAGCCTAACATATCTAATAACCAAATAGATTCGACAGGATATAATAGTTTAATGTTCAATGGTGACACCTCTCTAATCGAGAAAAACTATGTGAGCAATTTTTGTTTTGTAAAAGACGATGGCGCAGGAATTTACACAGTAGTAGGAACGTACATTCCGGCTGATTACAATAATGGCTCTATTATAAGAAAAAACATCGTTGTTAATGGAGTTGGTGCACCGCAAGGTAAGTCATTTCGTGCAGAGGCTTATGGTATTTACCTAGACAATGGCATTAAAAATATAGCCATAGATTCCAACGCAATTTATAATGCGACGTTTGGAGGGCTTTATTTACATGAAGCTGATTCTAATACCGTCAGGGTTAATAATGTTTTTAATACCGTTGGGAACGGGTTTTATTATAATGGAGACAACTCTTTAATATCTGCCGGAGGGAATCAGATTAAAAATAATGCTTTCTATTCTTCTTCTCCATCCTGGTACAATATATTAAGATCATCTGGAACTAATTTGGGTAATATCGATAGCAACTATTATTCTCGCCCTTCTGATACCCTTACAAATTTCAGCTTAAATGGCGTAAACTACGCGCTTGCAGGGTGGAAATCAGCAAGTGGGAAAGATTTAAATTCTGTAGGAACTCCGCTAGGAATAGTAAGTAGTTCAGCAACTATCGTTTATAATCCTACTCAAAACGATAGCACGATTTCTTTTACGAACAGAAAAATGTCAATAAGAAACGTTCGTTACAATTCAATAACATTGGCCCCCTTTGCTTCAGCTATTCTCTTTGATGAGATTATCACAATTGCCCCAAGACAATACCAATATAAACATTACCAATGAAAAAAAATACTATCCTAATGAAAAAAATACTATTAAGCATATTATTATTATCACCTTTCTTTTTAGTGGCCCAACAGGCAAGGGTACTGAATGGGCAATATAACGATGGGCAAAGTTTCGGCAAACCTATTCCTGATACCGTTAGAACACTCGTAGCCACATCTCCCTTATCCATCGCAAGCGGTGGGGCTTCTTTGGTAGACACTATTAAATCCAGTGGCTCAGGAACTCCGGCTGGCTCAAATGGGTATATTCAATTTAATAATTCTGGTAGTTTTGGAGCAAGTTCAAACCTTTTCTGGGACAATACAAATAGTAGGCTTGGATTGGGAGGTGTACCCAGCTATCCACTTCATATTCAAACAAACGCAAATTCAACACAAAGAATACGTATTGAAAATATCAATACTGGTTACGCAGCAGTAGCTCAGATTGATGCAGGAAATGGAACAGGCTCTTTTAAGGAGGGAGTGACAAGTACTGGATTCACTCCTAATGGTCTCCTTGTTCCCAATACAGTTTTCTTTCAATCTAGCGCTGCAAGCAGGCTTTTGTTTCAGTCCGTATCTACTACTGCACCGATTATTTTTGCAAGTGGCACAGATGGTTTAGGTAATACAGAAATAATGAGAATGTTTGTAAACGGCACTGTGGCCATTGCGCAAAATACAGACAGCACCTCTGGAAAATTGGTTGTCGGCGGAAATATAGTAGCAGGGAACAATATAATAGACGCAACCAACAACAGAATAGGAGTAAATACTAAAGTACCAATCCACGCCCTTGACGTTCAGGGAGCATCAGGTAATACCATTGTAGGGGTTGGTGATAATTTCGGCACCGCGCCACTTATCTATTTACAGGCGGATGCTACTAACGGGGTTGTATCCTTTAATTCAAGACGGAATTACCCTTTCGCTATTCTTGTTAATAATACAGAGTACATAAGAACATTAACGACCGGCAATACAGGATTTGGGCTGACTGTTCCAACTGCGATAATTCACATAAAGGCAGGTACGGCAACAGCCGGAACAGCACCTTTAAAATTTACATCTGGGATCAACTTGACTACATCGGAAGCGGGAGCAATGGAATACGATGGCAATAATTTATTTTTTACGCCAAGTTCAGCTGTTAGGAATGCCCTTTTAATGACGGCGTCTGTTAATACTGTTTCACCAACTTCGCCTAATAGGACTTTGACCGTAGTAATTAACGGAACCACATATTACATACCAGCTAAAACTTCAAATGACTAATGAAAATACTATTTCTTTTATTGATTCCAATTCTAGTAAACGCACAAGAGAAAAAAGATACTTCAATCTATATTTTAAAAGGTAAAATACCTGATTTCCAAATGCTTTATAAAGCTGTAACGCAGCCCCGTGATGTAACGCCTAATCAACAGGAAGCAATCGCAAAATGGATTGAGGGGATTAAACCTGAAAAAGAAAAAGCTGATTCTACTAAATGAAAACCCTAACCATATTAACCTTCAAAACAGATCAAACATGACTAAAGAAAAAGAAGACCATATCCCATTTGCCTTAATGATTATCCTCTTACTGGCAATGTTGGTGGGGGCTATCTTTTCAATATAATTCCCGTGCTCACCGAAGGGAACAAAACTGCCGGTGAAAAACATTTATAACTAAGGGATTTTAAAGGAAATCCTTGCAAAATGGATTGTTCAGGTTATTAGATTTTAAACTTTAAGGGAGGAGGTTTTTAGTTAGCGAAAAGCCTCCTTATTTATATGAAACATTTACTTACGATATTATTTTTACTGTTGAGCTCGATGGCTTTTAGCCAGACTACAAATACAGTTACTTTAGACGGTTCCGGATCAACAGATCCCGATGGAACAATCGTAAAGTACAAATGGGTGCAAACATCCGGTACAACGACCCCGATTGTGAATTCAGATTCGGCCAAAGCCACAGTAGTTTATACCATTCCGGGGATTTATGTGTACTCTCTAACTGTAACCGATAATAGTGGAGCCACAGCGACCGGAAGCACCCAAGTAACCGTTTTACCTCCAAATCAATTACCTCACGCTGTAATAGTGCCTAAAATAACAATTCAGCTTCCATGAAATACCTCTTAATCATATTACTTTCCTCTTGTGTGACTACTGAAAAGGTCACTCTTGACGGATCAAAAAGTTATGATACGGACGGGAGAATAGTCAGTTACGAATGGCAGGTAAATGGACGGGTGGTGAGCCGTGATATTACAGCTTCAGTACCGGTAAATTCAACAGTTAAACTAATAGTAACGGATGATAAAGGAGGGATAGGTTCAACAACTAAAATAATACAATGAAAACAGAGCACAATTTTAAAAACACGGCCTTAGCAATATTCTATTGGACTTTAGCCATAGGTGGAATTATTACGGCGATCTGTTTTATTTCATGGATGATCTCAAAAACAATTTTTCAACAATAAATTTTAAATTATGAAACGTTTCTCTTTATTACTTATTGCAATTCCGGGAGGACTGGGATTTGTATTTTTATTCTGTGTGACCAGACTAGCTTATTTCCACAACAGCTTCTTTCAACGCAATCACATTGCTCTTGGCCTGTTATGTCTGGTCATCGCAGCAGTAATTTTTAAACTCAATTACAAACCTGGAAAAAAGAGATGAGCGAGGACGAAAAAAAAGAAATCATAGATAAAGAGTTAAGAGGCGTTACAGCCCGCAATCTACTATGGCTTATGGGTGGCATTGTAACCGTCCTTATAACGGTAATGTCCACTTACTTTTCTATTATCCGAAAGTTGGACGGGCTTAATGTGATGCAGAATAATATCAATGTTATGTCTACTAAGGTCGAAAATAACACCGAAGATATCAAGAACATTCAACAACACATCATCCCTTCACTTGACAACCGAATGAGCATTATGGAAGAAAAAATGAAAGATAAAGTATTTTTAAAAACAGCACCATGACACAACTTATTTTACAGGTCTCTTTCATTATTCTGGCGGCAATTTGCAAGGCATTGACCGATACCATTGCCTTTCATAAAGGTGGTGTATTTAAGAGTAAGTTTTTCGACATTAATTCGCAAGGGAAATTCCTGCCGTTCACAAAATACCCCTTGGACGGGTTTCACCTCTCTAACTCTTTAATGATTGCCTTTTTCGTGGCTGCGATGTGCATCCCTTCGCCATTAGTCTGGTATTTTAATATTGTGCTTCTCGGCGTAATATTCAACCTTGTTTTTAATCTTTTTTGGAACCATATTTTTAATTAAAAAACTTTTTTGTTATGAAAAATTTAAACTGGTATTTAATCAAATCAATTTTTGTTGAAGCTTTCGCAGGTGGTCTCTTTTGGTCTTATGGACACCATATAACTGGTGGGATCTTCTTTGCCCTTTGCGCGGCAACATTCGTGTATGCCATACTTAAAAAAATAATTCAATGAAAGAATTAATCTTCAAGTCCATTCATGACACCTTCACGATAATTGGAGGAGGAAAGCAGTTAAGCTATTATCTCGCGGGGTTCTTTTTTGCGTTCCTGGGAATTATGCTTTCGCTCTACCAGAGTTCTCGAAGCCGTGACAAATTAAGTCCAAGTACACCTTTAAAGTTTTCCTGGTTATTTCTTATTTGGGATAACCTAAGAAGGGCGGTAGTAACCCTTGTTGTGATGTTCATTCTGTTTCGGGTGCTGGATCTCTCTTATGTTCCTCTCATGATTGGGGTAGGGATAGTAGTTTCAGTGGCGCTCGATAGAATTATTGTATTGCTCATGAGTTGGAGTGATAACATTTTTGATTTACTCGCTTCTGCCAGAAAAAAAGCACAATGATAGACTATAAAAAATGGTTGCTCTTTTTATGCATTGCTGCGGTCGTGGTAATGCTGCTGACTTCATGCACCACCTCTAAAGACAATAAAGCATTCGCCAGGGTAACCGCAAATACAACTCTTCTTAACAAGGCTGGCCGCATTTGGGAAAAGTCAAACCCTTGTGTAGTTGATACAGTAATTCAATTTAAAAATGGTGTTGAAACGATTCGTTATGACACTCTTTGGAATGATGTAGTAAAAGTTTATTATGATACTGCAACCCGGACTAACACCGTAACAGAATACAAGACCATCGTGAAAAACGTAGTCAAAACCGACACCATTTTAGTCGACAAAACGGATGTGCGAAGATTGAATTTAGCCTTGTCAGATAACGACAAGTTACAAGCCGAAAACAACCAGGTTAAATCCGACAATAAGGATCTGAAAAGTAAGTTAAATAAACGCACTTGGGAGTTTTGGGGATTGATAGTACTGATTGCAGGTGCAATAGGATTGAAATTTTATTTAAAATGAAACCTTTCTGTAAATAGGTTAACAGAATTAAAATTATGAGTTGGAATATAGATTTTATCGGAAATCCCGAAAACGTAGTAAAGGCTCTTCAAGAAAACAGCGCAAAACTTGATGGAGCATCAAAAGTTGAATACGATGCTGTGGTGCCTCATCTTATAGGGTTAGTGAGTCAGAATTTCAATAGTAACAAAGCAGTTGGAATAGTAGTGAAAGTAACCGCATCTGGCCACGGTTATATTAGCACAGATGGTACTGATCAATACCGTCAATGTTCAGCTTCAGTAGAGCAACTTTATGGCGTTCTTGTTTAAGTGAAAAGTTCTTTAAAATACCAATAATAGCGGCAAACCTTTGGCGGCGTGCGAAAGCGAATAACAGTAGCGAGTAGATGTACCGACTGGCAAGCAGGGCTATAAGCTCTATTCCATAACAATTAAAAGAAAGTGAAGGAGGTAATTAGCGTGAACAAGATCTATTCCGGCGTTAAAATATGCCTTCACTGTTTTTTAGATATCTAAAAAATGTACCAGGTAAAAGTATTTGTGTGCACGTGCTCGCAATGTAAAGGAGTAAAAAATAAACGTCACAAAGCCAGAAAAAAGATCAAAAGGATGTTGAACAAAAAGAGACGCAAGATGAAACTTGGGGAAGTTTATAATTTTTATTACGCATGAAAAAAGAAAAACCAATATCCGCTATTCGTCTTGTAATGAGAAAGGCAGAATTTAAAAAAGTAATCAGTTACTTCAAATTTAAAATTTGGAAAACAACTTCATCAACGTTATGACAGCACAGGAACAAAGACAACAGCTATTTGACACAATGATTATCCGGGATAAGATAACCAAAGGTGACACCGTTATTATGGATGATGTAGAAAAAATAGCGGATTATATTGTAGGGCGAATCTTAGAAAATAAATACCGGTATGTTAACATCGCGCATAAATTCCCAAATCCAGGCTTAAAGTGGTGGCTAATCGCGGTTATTCACTATATGGAATGCAACTTGAATTTTAATTGTTATCTTGGCAATGGCCAGCCGTGGAACCAACGAACAACCATAGTTCCCAAAGGTCGTGGAGCTTTCAAGTCTTTTGAAGAGGGCGCAATTGATGCAATTAAATTACAGGGCTTGGATAAGGTCACTGATTGGAGCATAGGGAATGTTCTTTATATTCTTGAGGGATATAACGGCTATGGTTATGCGAAATATCGCGGAATTAATTCTCCTTACTTGTGGTCAGGGACTAATCAATATACTTCCGGTAAATATATTTTTGATGGAACGTATAAAGCAGACGCAGTAAGTAATCAAATTGGCGCCGCTGTTTTACTAAAAAAACTATTACGAAAGACGCATTGGTAACTTCTTAGCCGCCGTTAACATTTTATAACATCGTTTATAATTTGTTTTTTCAAAGAGGGGCGGCGGCTATTTTTTAAATTATTTCAATTTCGTTTTCCAAAAATTCAAAGCACCTTTTGCAAGCGTTTCTGGATCTGTTGACATATCCTGTACGGTTACTGGAAGGTTTACGTGTTTACAAAGTTTTATTGCTTCTTTTAAATCGCTGGAATAGCGTGGCGCAAAAAATCCTTTATGAATTACACCCACCCGTGGTAGCCAATTATAATATTCTTGTGTTGCTTCTTTATTAGCATCAAATAATATTTCGCAAGAGTTTTCGCCAAAGGCGTCTTTTCCCACATAAATTGGCTTCCATCCGAATATTGTTTCTACTATTTCTGCATCTAAATCTCTATTTGTCATTTTATTATTTTTTCTTCTTTATCACTAAAAAATAACGATACAACGATAGCTAATATTCCTAATCCATTGTGATTGAAATGTATTAACACACAACCTAAAGTAAATACCGGACAGGTAAAAATTCCAATTATCGTTAGTAGTATCATTTTATTAATTTTTCTATTACGCAACAGTTACCAGCATCACAGAAGGAGGCAATATTGTAATTTTTACAACCGCGTACTCAAGTTGTTTTTCGTGTGGCATAAGATTGCATTCCGTTTCTTTGAAATTTACAAATTGGCCTTTACAAGGGGTAAAGAAACATTCCCAATCTCTGAAAATTTCTTTTCTTTCTAAGGTTTGATAAATGATAACTTTTTTATCCATTTTGGTTAATTTTATTTTTCACATTTAATATTTTTTTCAACTTCTCTTAAAACTTGCTGGTAATTAATACAGGTAAATCGTAAAACTTTCCACCCTAAACTAATTGCCAGATTAATCTTTTCAGTGTCTTTTGTGAATCCGAGAAGGGTTGTATGGCTCGACTTATCACTATTTAATCCATCGTACTCAATTGCTATTTTAAATTCCGGCAAAGCAAAATCAAACCTGAATCTTCTTTTACTGAATCGGTATTCCTTTTCCAATGTGTACCCCTTTTCCTGGCACCAATATTTTAATTGCCATGCAATCCACTGCACTTCTTTACAATCGTTACGGGCTTTCTTTGCACTTTTCTTTGCAGGTTCTTTGCAGTTGTTTGCAAGGTGCTGGTTTCTTGGAGCACAAGCTGATTTTAGTACATCTGATATGGTAGGGTAATGGCTCACGCCCAACTTACTTTATACATTTTTACCTGTTCAAAAGGATGAATTACGCTTGTTACCGAATACCCTAAATCCATTAATTTTTTAACCCCTTCAAGATTTATATGGATACCGAATAATAGAACTTCTTCAAATCCTAATTTAGACTGTGATTCAATTCTTTCAATAGCCTTTTCATAGTTTGCTGATTGAGCTATTTTTGCATCTGATCTTGCTTCAGATGCGTATAAAGTCTTTTTTACTTTTTTCTCTTCCATCTGTTTTTATTTTAATTGTGATTGTAAACGATCAATTTCGGCAGCGATTAATGCACCGGCAATAACAAGGCGTTCAAAATATGGTTTCCGGCACAACCGATAAAACCAAACATGATCCCAGTTTTTAGGGTACCAAACATTCCCGGATAAATCAGGCGTACTTAAAACTTTTGCAGCCTCTACTAATTGGTTTTCATCATACCATTCTATATGATTTACATGATGTTCACCTGTAAATCCATGCTTAATAATTTGCTCTTGCCTTTCTTCTGCAATTAATTCAACTCCGTTTTTCATTTTATTTATTTTAATTGTGATTAAATTATTCTTCGTCCAAAATAACAACAGTGTCCCGCGCCAATGCTTCTTCATCGTCCGGATCTTCTATAAAATTTATCTCATCGCTTCTTACTGAATTCACTAATCCGTAAGCAAATTCTGTTTTTCTTTCAGCTACAAATACATCCATGTTATCAGGATATTGAGATAGTTTCTCTTTTAATTCTTTTACTGTCATATGTTTTCATTTTAAATTATTTCAAAAATGGTTCACCTATACACCATAAGGTTTTTGAACTTAAAACATTTGCCTGTGCTGAAATATCCCGTTGTAAAACACGTCAACGCCGACAATTTTCCCATTTCTTTGTACTTCAAAGACAATGGTTTCACCTTTTAATTTTGCCATGATTTATTCTGTTACCTATACACAGAAAGGTTTTTAATTATAAATATTTTTAGATGATCTCAAAAACGTAAATCAAATCCTTGTTCCATACTTTCTGTTCTGCTTCTTCAAACTCTTTAAAATCTTCTTCACTTGCACCATAATACACACTACCATCACCTTGCCTCATTGTTAATTCAGGATCGCGTAATTTATTCTCAAAATAAATCCCCTGCGATTCCAAATAAGAGAAGAAAAATTCTTTAGCGGTTTTAAATGAAATACTCCACCCTATTAATGCCAATTGCGCAAATTGTTGTTCTGTTATACCAGTTAGTTTGCCGATTAGATGTTTGGTTTTTATAGAATATCCATCCCACACGAAATTTGTAATATTTTTTTTATCATCTTCCGACAATTCTACTAACAGTAGTTTCTTTTTAAGATTGAGTATTTGTTGTTTCATTTCAGATTATTAAAGTTTTTTGCCACATTGACAAATCCATTCCACTTTTGTAACATTATTTTCCGTCGTTCTCACTTCCCTGTATTGGTGCTTTCCTTTACAGATAAATTGATCTTTTACAGTTTCAATAGGGTATGGATTGTTTATAATAAGCGGTTCCGATTTAGGGAAGGGTAGTTGCTTTGCTTCCTCAGGTGAAACAAGAATAGCCTTATCCATTTTTTCTAAAATGGTTCTTGCTGTTATTCCGCTACCAATAATTGCGATTTGTTGTTTCATTGATTGTTATTTTATGCATTTGAAGTAAAACAAGCAATACAAACATCCTTGGGTCTCGAATCTTTACATTTTATATCTATTTCATCAAAGGGCATCCCACACACTCCGCAGTGTGTAACTCCTACCGCTTTATGGTAATCAATAGCTAGTTTTTCTATAACATCCCATACTTGATAAACTTGTTTCATCATAATGTTATCAGGATCAGGGTGGACAGATGATACGAAATTGGAAAATGGCGTATTGCTTGTTTTCATTTTACTTCATTTATTGGTTTAATCTTTAAGTTTTATGTGATAGCTTTTAATAATTGCTTTCAAAATCCATAAAATAGTCTTTATTAGGCGGCGTTAAATCCACCGTGACCATGAAAGAGCCTCTTATGTATAGTTCGAGTTTCAAAACGGTAAATCGTCTGAATCAAATGATATACTATCGCCTTTGCTTATCAAATCTTCAATTACGCATTTTTGATACATAATAACGGTTTGTTTTTCTCTGTGAGTTCCAGTTTTACTAATAGCATCGAGCATATAATAAACGGACATCAGTTTACTCCTGTTTCTTACCCCAACTTCCTGCAGGTGTTCTTCAAACTTTTTTTTATTTCGTTCAATTTCATCTTTCAGTGAAATAATTTCGTTTCTTCTTTCATCAAATAAGTGCCCGTTTGTCCTTAGATACGATTCGGCAAGCAACCATGCGTTTTCTTCGTTGTCGCTGCAAAATGAATAATCATACCCATTGCAAGTGCCATAGCAGTAATAGTTGTTTGTCACATTATTTTTCATGATTTTAAAATTCTCTTTAAACCATTGTAAACAGTGTACTTGTTTCATAATTTTTATTTTAAGTGTTACTGATAAATTTTAAAGTGTGTAATATCCTTGCCGCCTGTCTTAAACTTTCGTTAGTAAATCTTATTCCTGTAGCCCGGCATTCTCTGACTAAATCTGTTTTCTCAGATTCCGGTTTCAATTGTTTAAAAATCGATTCCCACCTTAAAGCCTTGCCTGGATTGAGTTGTAGCTTATTGGGAATCGATTTTATCGTTTTTTCTCCGTTTCTTACTTTTCTCTGAGAAAAAAATATTGAAAAAAAATAGGGGTGGGTGGTAAAATGAAAAAAATCGGTTCCATCGGTTACCTTGTTGATTATCAATGAGAAATCGATTCCCAAATCGATTCCCAATCGGTTACTATTTCTATAAATCGATTCCCTAAAACTGTGACTGGGAAAAAAATTTATCAAGTCACATACCTTTTTACAGAATTTTTTTATCCAGTCACATATATTTCGCTTCATATTGCTTCCATTTTTACATAAAGAAGGTTGTTGTCTTGCTTATTTTTCTTTTCCGTCAACCGGTAACCGAAATTATCGGCACTGATTTTTAATCCTTTTTTAAATCTTTTCATGCTGTAATCCTTTTTATCGAACCCACTTACATTTTGAAATTGAGTGAACAGGTCCATAAACTTGTGCTCGGTAGCGCATCCATTTTGAGAATAATCGTCGAACCAGGAAAGAAACTCTTCCCCGAACATATTTTTTATCTTCTTTTTCTTATAGCTGTCTTTTTGATTTAAATCCTTAATCCCATGTTTTAAATAAAACCTGATGCAGTAAAACATAAAGTTGTAAAACCGGTTCCATTCATCTTTATCCCAATCGTCAAAAAGCAGGTGGCCATATTCATCTAATGGGGTTCTGTCAGGAGAAAAATAATTTGAAAACTCAATTAATTTCTGCCGGCGCTTGGCATGGTTGCCATCGTCGTTAACTGTATAGTTCGTAGTAAGGATCACTTTTGGGCTGTCATCATACTTAATATATAATTCGTCCTTATTCTTTTTCTCTATTGGCATTCCTTCTGTAATTATGGAATAGAATTTTTTAAAGTCAAAGTTTTGCTCCACATCCTGTATGGCGATTAACTTTGTGTCAAGGGAAACTCTTTGGAAGGCGAAAGTTTTGTCCGGTTTAAAATTTTTACCATCCACTGTTTCTACATTGATCATCTTTTCAATGGCTTTAATAAAAACCCCCTTCCCGGTCCCACCACCTTTTGATTCATCCTCTGTTTCTTCGCCAAGGATAACAGCGAATGATTTTGCGGGATGCTTATATTTGTGCAGCAGATAGCCAATAATGGAAATAATATTTTCAAGCCTTTCCTGATCTTCGGCGGCAACCTTGCTCACAAAATCAAGGAACTCACAGCCGTTATCATCTTCAAGCTGAATATCCACATTGAAATCTATAAGGTCGCTCTTCCAAATAACCTTATTTACCTGCCCATGTTTTAATATTTGAACGTCACTGGCTTTTATTTCTACAATACCATTTTTAAAAGGGATATAACACGTATCTTTGGTGTCTCTTAAAAAGTCAATTTGTAAGGAAGGAAGGTATTCATAAAGGCTATCTGCAAAAATGTTATTATTCCTGTAAAGCACTTCTAAAAGCTGCTCCTTAGTATATTGTACTCCTTCAAGATTATAATTCTCAATGTATTCCTGGGTAATCTTTTTTATACGTTCATTGCTTGCCTCTTCTAATCTGTTGTAGTCATTATGAACTATTTTAAATATAGTTGAGGATGGATCATAAAAATATAATCCAAAGCCTTTGGATTGAAGAAAAAGTTTGAAGCGTGTGTAAATAATAGAGATTTTTTCTTTGTCTGCATCCCAGCTCCAAAAGCTATCATCGTCTTTTTCTTCGGACCTTAAAACAGACTCAATTACCTCTTTTGCTTCAGTAAGTGTAAGGTCATGGGATGCAGAAAGTTTGGCCTGAATCTTTGATTCTTCCATCCCTTCCTCTGTCATCTTTATTACGGATTTCCTTACATCGCGCGAAACTTTTTTAAACGGTTCACCAAAACCTTCGGCAAGTAATTTTTTTGCAGCCACCTTATAATCATTGCCACATTCAAGCATAGCGTATACCGATGCAGGCCTGTAACCTTTGTTTGGCTCAAACTCACTTGAAGTGGTAAAGACACTAAAGAGGCCCATCTTTTTTGAATAATCGCCACTGCTTTTACTTTTTGTGTCGCCAGGGCGAAGTACCACTGTTTTTTCAGGAGTTTCTTTTACTACGCGCCAGCCGTGTTTCTGTAAGACACTTATTATGTCGCCGCGTTCATTATAATCCTGAAAAGGGCTTTTATTAAAAGGCTTATTTTCTATAAAAGAATGATTGTGCACCTCCTCAATAACCGTGTTAAAGCTGCGGGCCGCGTCCAAAATTAATTGCCGTTCTGCCGGCGTTATTTCGGCAATATCTCTGATTGTACCCTGAAAATATTTATATCCATCTGTCGGCGCTGCAATCACATAACCTGCCTCTCCACGGGTTTCAATTAATACTTTTACTTTTTCATGCGGATTATCTTCTTTCTCTTTATCGGTGGTAAATCTTTGTGCCAGCTTCTTGTTACCTTCAACAGTCCCGCACCTGTAAAAAATATGATAACCGGCGGATTTTGTTTTTGATACCACCAGCTTTTTAGCAATCTCAGGATCCGCGTCAACAATAGCCTGCATAAAATCCTCAAAGAGCGATCCTGTAATATCATATTTACAATCCACATCAATAACCTCCATATTGCCGGAAACCTCACCACAGATTGCGGCAATTCCTACAGCTCTATCACTTGCAAACATTTCTGAAATTTCAGTGTCTGTAGCAATGCGTTCCTGGTATTTTTTCCATTGCTGTATAGATCGCTTATTTACATCCGTAGCAATTACGGACACGCCAAGTTTTTTATATTCAGCAGCAGCCTTTAGTAATTTACTCATAGTTCGCTAAATTCTTTTTCCAATTGTTTAACAACTTTTGCCAACTCTTTTTTGACGGCTGTAAAGGCTTTTTCTTTCATATTCTCTTTATATGGAGAACTAAGGTTTTCAAGAAAAGAGAGGTTCCCCTCATCAGTTTTGGCAAGTACAGCTTGTAACTCTAAAATTTCTTTGCGAAGGCTTTGCGCGCGGTAAAAATTTTCAATTTGCATAAGACATTATATTTTATTCATTATTTCTGTTTTGCAGCCGTACTTTTCCAGTTGGTTAATGCGGTATTTTTGCAGTTCACTAAGCCGCCCTGTTTCGGTCTTTACTTCAATAAAAAAAGGATGAACACCCTCTTTGATTAGCAGCAGGTCAGGAATTCCGTTTTTTGAGCTTTGGATGATCTTTATTACTAAAAAGCCTTTGGCTTCATAGTGCTTAATAATTTTAGCCTGCAGTTCTGATTCTTTCATAATTTTTCATTATTATTGGATAAAATCTAATCTCTTAATTCGTGTTACATAAGCGGGTTATTTTAATGCGCGATCTTTCATTTCCCGGATCAATCTTAAAATTTCATTTGCGGTTTGAGTATCTATTTTATAGTCCACTGCTGAAACTTTTATAAAGTCTTCCATGAATTCTACATCATGAATAAGCTGCATTAATTTTTGTTCGTTCATTATTTTTATTTTTTTAATAATCCCCTCCATCGTAATCCATTTTTGTCTCTATATATTCGGCAGTAGCATCACTATCAACAGATTTATTATCCATGCGTGCCATATATCTATTGTTATTTTCATCTTTTGCATAAACGGTGACACCTGAGCCAACAAACATGAATAATGTTTTGGGCGCTTTCTTCATTACCCTTTTGAAACTTTTAAGCCAGTCGGTTTCTTCTTTTGTAAATTCTCTATACATTTTCAATTAATTTTAATTCTTTTATCGGAACGATTGATGCGTGTTTATTTCCCTTAAATAAAACCTTAGCGTGACTACCGGAAACATATCTTACACTCTTAACTTTGCCGGTTATTTCCTGTACAATTCCGGTTTTAGTTATGTAGGTAAAAGACTTTCTATTTAAATGGTGTTTATAAGTCCATTCTACTGTTGCTCCGCTTTTTAAGTGTATCATGTTCTTTAAAATAATTCAGTTTGTAATATTTTTTTCGAGTGAATTCCTTTAAAGCAGTTAAGAATATGTAAGCCGGTTTCAGGATGTACACAGTTTCTATAAATCTGATCTTTCCTGGAGTTTATTTTATATTTTGATAAATCAAAACCATATAGCTTACTCCATTCATCTCTTGTTCCTCTATTTATGTCAGCTTCTTTTATCTCCGTATTAAAGATTCTAAAGTTGCTCCAAAATAAGTGTCGTCCCATTTCTTTTGTCGGTTTTATTAAAGGTTCATAAAATGGATTTACATTTTCCACTACATACCCCCCCCGAAATAATGTTTGAGAAATATAATTTCCTGATACAACTTCATGTCAGGGTATTTCTTTTCTACTTTTCTATTATTTTTAAAACCCCACATTCTTGCCCTGCTATGGGTTTGACAAGGCGGAGAAGTCCATATAAAATCAAATTCTTCGTAATGGTCTAACAGGTATTGATGGGCATCGGCTACAATCACATTATCATCAGGGAAGTAATCTTTATAAACCGCTGCAATGTCTTCCCTGTATTCAACCGCCGTCACTTGTACCTCTTCCCAAAGTTTCCGGTTTCCTCCGATGCCGGCATACAGGTTTAATACTTTGAATTTTTTCATTTTTATTCAGTAAACAATTAGTTATTACGCTATTTTTAAATATTCATCCACATTAAAAAATCCTTCTTTCACTGATTCTTTTTTCTTCCGGTTATAAGGGTATTTAGCCAGATTTTCTTCTCTTTTGAACTTCTGTATAAAGAATCTCGTCGTTCCTAAAATACTGGCCATTTGAGGTTCAGTTAATTTTAAATAGTTGTTGCGGATGAAGTTCTTTTCGTGGTCGGTTAATTGTCTCATAATTTTTTTAATTCAGTTATAATTATTATGCTGTGTAATTCTATTTACAGACTTTTCTTATAAACTCAATTGGATTTTTGCAGTTAAATTTTTTAGACAAACTAAAAATTGCGAAGGCTCTATTTGTTCCGTTGGTCAGATCTAATTCGTTTTCTATAGCTTGAAAAATTCCAAATTGCCTACATTGCTTTAGTGTGATTACTCCTGCGTCTAATTGGGATGGGCAAACCTGTCGTAACCAAAAATCAAGAGGGCAATTACTTTTTTCATTATAAGGTGCAATAACTTCATTAAAGTATTTATTGACAGGTGCGAAGTCTGTAGTTTCAATTATAAAATAGTTATTTTTATCCCACTCGTAGCCACTTTTAAAAGGTAATGATTTTTTTAAATCAGGGAAGTGCTTAACAACTTCTTCTGAGCATAGGTAATATTCAATTTCTGTTTTCATTTTTATATTGGTTTAAATATTTCGTTTTATTTTTTAATGCTTCATAAAACACAACCAAATTGTTTTTCCAGATTTCGCAGTTCTATGACCAAACAGCGGTTTATGATTTGTCAGCTGTAATACTTCGCTAACTTTTATTTGCGCCTCGTTCCATTTAAATATTAAAATTCCAAACGGTTCTAAAACCCGGAAACATTCTGAAAAACCCTGCTCAATATCTTTATGCCAATCAAAAGATAAAACACCGTACTTCTTAGCCATCCATGTGTTATGGCCTAATTTTTTCATATGAGGCGGGTCGAAAACAACTACTTTAAATTTATTGTCTTCAAAAGGCATATTCCTAAAATCAACTTCTAAATCAGGTTTGATTTCAAGGCTTCTTCCATCACACAAAACGTGGCTTTCTATTCTTTTATCTGTAAATAAAACATCCGGGTTATTTTTATCAAACCAGAACATTCTACTTCCACAGCAGGCATCAAGAATTAAGGGTACTTCAGGCATTGGTTATAAATATTTTTTGCTTCAAATTCTTGTTTAAACTTTCCTCACTTATTTCACTTTCCTTTCAATAAGTTGTAGATCAATTACCATATCTTTTAAATAAAGATCATCGGTATAAAACGCTCTCATGTTTTCAAAACTTTTATCAACAAATGCGCGTAAATTTTTTATACCGCTTATATAGATTTCGGGTATTGATCTATCTTTAAAAAACTTCCCAAGCCTCGCAGCTTCATCAATTATTTCCTGCCTGTTTTTGAAAGGGAACAATGATTCAGTTATTTCCGTTTCTGAGCTCCTCAAATCTTCGTCGCTTATCTCATCAATGACCACTACATCCTGGTCAACTACAACCACTTCTTTTGGCTGCAAAACGATTTTATTGAGCGTTGATAGCGATAGCATTTTTTAAGTTTTTAATTCCAAAATCTTTTCTGAACCATCTTAATGTATAGTCCTGCTTTGCAATCACTCTTTCATATATCTTTTCTTCTATTCCTCTTTCTGAAAAAATCCAATACAGCATACATTCCTCCTCTCTGTCTTTTGACTGTATGCGTGCTTTTGCCTGTTGGTAGCTTACAGAAGAAAAGTCAATGTTGTACATCACAAGTGCATCGGCTGTGGAAAGGTTAATTCCTTCTCTGCCGCTTTGAATTTGCGAGCAAAAAACTTTATGTTTTGAATGATTAAACTCCTCTGGTGAAAGTGTGATCTGTTCGCCAAACACTTTTAAGAGCGCTGTAAACTCCGCTTTGAATTTGTAGAATATAGCAATCTTTTCTCCTGTGAAATAGGTTTTTATAAAGTCTGCTTTATATGTATCAAAAATTATTGAAGCGCCACTTTCAGCGATAACCGTTCCGGAATAAATTTGATGCAGCTTTTGCATCAACTTCACTTCTGTATCGGCAATTATTTCCTGTCCATCTTTGCCAATATGCACACGCGTTTTTTTTATTTTATCTGCAAGGGCATAGGTGCTGTTTTTCATCTCAACTTTTAAAACCTGCTCTTTTACAGCCTGCGTAAATCCTGCATCTTTTTGAGTGTAAGACAGAAACAAGTGCTTTATTTTTTCGTTAATCAAAAATTCGTTTGCGTAGCTGTAATCATTTAACTGGCGGTTAAAAACATATTTTGTCTTCTTATACACATAGCCAGCATTTGCCCAAGCGTAAAAGTTTTTATGATCAGCAAAAGGAGAGAAAGAGGAAACGTGTAATTGATGAAAAATTTGAGAAAAAGATTCAGGCGTAGGTGTTCCGGAAAGAAATATCACAGGTAGTCCTTGCGCAATATTTTTTAATAATTTTGTTCTTTCTGCAATCACAGGAAATTGTCCTAAACAATGCGCTTCGTCACAAATTATCAGATCAAAATTTTCTTCCTGAAAGTTTTGCAGTTGCTCATAGTTAGTAACCACTATTTGAAAAGAAGGTTTAAAATCCTGGTAGTCATTCTTAATTGATCTGATTGCTTTTTTCTTTGTAAGAAAAATTACTTTTTTTGCGCCATAAAGTTGTGCTGCATGAAAAGAGGTAATTGTCTTGCCTGTTCTAACCTCCATCGACAGGTAGGCGATCTTATGTTCTTTTAAAAGTACAGCCGCCGAAACGGCTATACTTAATTGGTAGTCTCTTAGTGTCATACTACGGCCTCCTCTTGCTCCTGGTTAAATAAATTCCATTCTTCACTTGTCATTTTTTCGATAATCTTTTGATTGTTATCTTTTCTGATTATCGTTTTCTTCCCCTGCTCTGGTTTGTGATATTTAATCTCACACTCAACTTCACGTATTTCATAGCCGCTTGCAACCTTATTTGAGAGAGAATTCAAATCAGACTGAATAGAATCAAGTCTTGATTTAAACTGACTGCTTACGCTTTTCTTTTCATCGCTTACCGTCTGGAATTGTTGCGTTTTATTTGCCAAGTCCATTGACAGGTCATGAATTTCAGGTGCAGTAAAATCATAGCGAAGCCACCTTTTTTCTGAATTGTTTAACACTTCCATTTTTATTTTGGTTTAAAGATTAAAAAGGCATTTCATCTTCTGTTTCTTCGCCGGCCATTGCAGGTTCAGGGGTAGCTGTTTTTGAAAGTTTTGGGAAAATATCGTTTACTACCATTCTTTCAAGAAAGCTCATTAAATCGCTATCATCCCATTGAAGCTTGCCTTTTACTTTTATTTGCACCATTTGAGGCAAACCATTTGGATTTTCTTTTGTGTAAAAATGCTTCAAGGCCTTGCCGTCCTGGTTTAAAAAAAGTGTTACTTTCTTTTTGTCGCCTTCAATTTTCATTGATGGAGAAAAGCGCACCCTCTTTGTCAGGTCAACATTTGGCAGCGTCTTTAAAAATGCTGAAGCATAGCCGCCGGAATAATTCATTTGGAGAATATACTTCTCTTCTCCATCCTGAATTGACACGTTCCAAAATCTACCGAAAGAAGGATGGTCATGCGTTTTGATGTCGGTAATAATACCGCTCACGCCATCATAAATTTCTTCGTGGATCACGTTACCATTTTTCAGCGTCCGTGATTGTGAAATGTCAGTGGGTTGCTTTACCCGCTTTGTAATTTTGCCGTCACCGATTGATAGGTAAACAGCGTTGTTGTTTTTTTCTAACATAAAATTTTAAAATTTAAATTGTGTTGATATATTGTTTCTAATTTGATATACGAGTGTGGAATAAGGAATTCTTGTTTTTATTGAAGCGTCCTTAATTGTATTAAATATCTCTCCTGTTATTTTATCAATTATTTTTTTTGATTTGAAGTGCTTGCCCCCAGAGGGAGGTGTTCTTAAACCTGTTATTAATGCGTGTTTTTGATTTTCTGAAATGGTGCACCATTCCAAATTTTCGACAACATTGTTATGTTTATTACCATCGATATGGTTTATAAAATTCTTGCCGTAAACCTTTGGCAGAAAATGAAGTGCAACAAGCCTGTGAATTTTAATTGTAGTAATTGTGCCGTTTTTTCGCAGGTTTACGTGCTTATAACCATTTGAACTTTTACCAGGAGATAAAACCTTGCCTTTATTGTTTTTTACGCTCCCGTCTGGAGATATAAAATACAAGCCCTCAAAACCTTCGATGTCTTTATAAGCCATTTTGTTTTTAATTTAATTGTTAATGAAAATTATTATTGAGTGACTAATTGTGGTTTGGTAATGAGGTTATAAATTTGCCTTGTCAGGTCAATATCATATTGAGCTTCATGCAATCTGGTTTCATCTATTTCTATTCCTAAATGTTTGGCTACAGTTTTAAGTTTGAAATCTGTCATTGTATGGCGGTTCTGGATAAGATGTTGTGACGCTAATACGAATACATCAATAGGACTACTCCAGAACCATGAGCCGAAATAGTTATCATTGTTTTGAACGAAGAAGGCGCGGAAAAAAGCGTTATCAAAAGAAGCGTTATTGTATCCGACAAGGAAAAACTTATCTGATTTATCGTACCTGTCAACATATTTGGAAAGCAGATTAATTATTTGACAATAGACCTTTTCAAAATCTTCATACCCTTCTAAATCATTTCGTGAAATACCTGCCACAGCCAATGCTTCATCTTCAATTAGTGCCTGTTTAAATGGCTTCACGTTGAAATTAAAACGCTCTTTTATTTCTCCATCTATTTCAATGGCACCACTTATTTGATGAATTCCATTTTTCCAATATTTAACGCCTGTGGTTTCAAGATCAAAAAAGAATAGTTTCATTTTTATTTACAGTTATTGAGTGACTAATTTTATTAAAAAGGAAGGGAGTTATAATATTGCTATAATGAAGCAAGACGTTATAACAATTTAAATTATAACTACCCCACCTGAGTGACTAATTTGTGTTTCAGTTGATAAGACAATTGCCGCGGCATCGCTCCTTCATTTTCCGCAAGCCAAAGTTTGTGCGTAGCTTGAAAAAGGTTCCACTCTTTATCCAGGTTATCTTTAATAATTAACTGCCATCCCTTACCCTGCATAGTGCCAGCTTTGCCGTCAGTTTTTGTTTTTGCATTAAGCCAAAGGATTGCCGTTTTCTGAATTGGGTTATAGCCGTATTCTTCGGTCAAAAGTTTTTCGTACGCTGCCAGTTGAAGCCAGTATGATGGCCATATTGAGCCGCTTGTTTTGATGTCGATCAAATATTTTTCACCATTCATTTCTATTACCCTGTCAAGCGTTCCTGCGAAGCCTAATTTTGCAGAAGCAAGCGATAGTTCTGAATGAATAACCTCAAA